TCGCGCTCCAAGTGATGTAGTTCGGCCTTCAAATCCTCGATGTCGTCGAGGGTGTATGAAGGGTCACCTCGCGCCTCATCCAAATGGACTCGGGCCGCTTCGATCTCCAATGCAAGGGCGCGGGCGCGGCGGTAGTTGGGGCGAAGAACGCTGTGCATGTCGGGCTCCTTTCAGGAGGTCATAGAGGCGGGAAGTTCGCGCGAGGCGAAGCCGAAGAACCGGGCGCGCTCGTTGTGCATTCGCCAGTCATCGTAGGCGGCCCATTCAAGGGAGCCGTTCAACATGCGGCGAAACACTCGGCGCGTAAGCCCTTTGCGAAGCTCCGGCTCAACCATCACAACTGAGCCAGTGGAGCCGATCTCGACGGTGACGTAATCAATCATCAGATCGCCTCCGCCCAAACAGCGGCCACGTCGTGACCAAACTCGACACCCTCGCGCCAAGCGCGGGCGATGCCCGATGCTTCGTCCCGGCACCAAGTGAAAGCCTGAAATTCCTCGCCTTCAGCGGTGCGAACGAAGATGCGGAACGTCGGAGCAACCGTTTCGTCAAAAACTTCAAGAGCCTCGACCATAGATTCGGTCACAGTTTCCACAGTGAAGACAGAAACAACTCGGTTCGTAGGTTCAGCACCGACGATAGTAATATCAAACTTAGCCACGTGATTTCCTTGTGATTAGCTTACTATCCCATAGTATCACAGTAGCCAAATATGTACACCACTATTTTAGGTCGTTTGCATATTTCTTTCGACAGAAGTTTGAGAGTGTTGACCCAACCCAGGAGCACCAAAAATGGGGCCGGACCAATAGTCAGCGCCGTAAACCTCATCTGAAATTCGGCGACCATTAAGTGTGATGTCGTTGAAGAACCCTCCTAGGAAATATTCCGGTTTACCCATATCTGCGTATACGGGTGCGCTAGGTCGAATCTCAGAAACACTAAGATCCCCAGAACCCACAACGATCGGGTTGAACTTCGATAGGTCGAACGCACCCCAGCCAGGAACAAAGGTCAGGCCTTCGTCATCCATGGAGATATCGCGGAATGCCACCGGCTCATTGTCTTCCGGCTTGAAGACAATCTCAACCATAGAAGTGTCAAACTTAAGAAGCGGCTTACCCTTATATACTTCCCGAGTCTTCCCGGTGATCACCGGAGAAGCTACCGCGGTGAATTCATGCCGGTCACGTTCGTAGTAAGGATACAGGTCAAAGTTGAACTTCTCAGCATCAAAGTCAAAGGCCTCAAGAAGCTCGAATTCGTCCTCTGCATGAAGAACCACAAAGTGGACGCCCTCAGGATCGATCTGATCACTCAGGCCCCGTTGACCAAAGTTAACGCCAGCGATGAACGCCGCATGAGCAGCCTGAACCACCTGTTGCTCCGGAGAGAGATCCTTGCGGACGGTGATATACAGATAGTCAGCATCCGGGAGCTCAATTTCTTGTTCATTCATAAGTTGGACAATGAATGCTTCGGCCATAGCCCGGATCACCTCTCGGTACTCAAGATGTTCTTCGGCGGTCAGGAAATCCCAACCAGGGCTCTTCATACACTCCGGAAGTGCCAGTTCAACTGCCTTCCAACGAGCATAACCATTGGCCAACTTATTAGCGTCAGTGGTCGGAGTGAACATCTCCTGGATCTCCTTGGAGAAAGCATAAAGAAGTTGGTTTGGGTGGATGTCGACACCGTTCATTGCTCGGTTAAGAGCCAGGAAAAGCATATCGCCACGAGATAGAGCCTTTGCGCCGGCTGCAGCTTTCCAAGCGGATTCAAATTGTTCTTGTAGTTTCATTGTTCACCTTTTCATGATTAAGAGAATGATTTGCGTTTAACCCCAGATCCATAACCAGATCTCATTGATCGGCCGTTGCCGATATGAGTTATCGAAGTTGCTTTCACTGCTCGTCGAAGTCGTTTATGTAATCGACGTTTATCTATACATTTAGCTTTGGTTCTAGAGTTCATATTTCCTCCTTGAACATTTTTTATTGGTGCCAGTTGGAGGCCTCGAACCCCCGACCTCGCGCTTACAAGGCGCGCGCTGCTACCAAACTGAGCTAAACTGGCGTATTAATGAGTCAAGAGAGATTGAAAACGGGCCAGTGGGAACGCTGGGCCTGGATCAGTCTTTCGTCCAGGTGCTACGTCCTCATGGCCAACAATCTCCTTGATTGATGGATATGCTGCCAAGATGGCCTTGGTAATCTCGCCAACCTTTGCAAGTTGGATATCTGTGTATGTCTGCCAATAGGCATCGACTCCACGCTTATTCTTCAGGTGGACAACACGGCTAGCATCAACCGGCGCCTTGGTCCAAGATTGGAACGTCCCATCAGGCTTCTTCGTAACGATCCCCCAGTTATCAACCTCGATACCGATGGAATAATCGTTACAATTGTTCTTACCCTTCCACGAAGATACCCCAGCATGCCAGGCCTTCTTGTTGAACGGAACGATCTGGTAATAGTCTCCGGTCTCACCTACGACCACGTGGGCTGAAGCCTTGGCATTAGGATTGCTCAGAAAATCAGCATCACCCCTTGCACCAACTCCAGATGCTGTGAAATGCATCACCAGAAGTGTGGGGTTGATAAGAGCTCCGCCAACGTTGGGCGAGGCCTTATACAGCGGATGCCCGTCAATAAGATGGTTGATAACCTGCAATCAATAATCTCCATATGTTTCATCGAGGACGGCATGAATCAAGTTAGTGATCTCATTCTTAAATGTGGTGGAGTCAAAGATCTCAGGATCAAAGTTCTCACCAAGAAATTCTTGAATTCTGATTGCAATGCGGTCAGCTAGTGGTTGTTCGTGATAATCCATATTCTTAGTTATGCGAATTGTTGGCAGCAGAACCCGTGGCGACGTCTTAAATTTACGCCGCTTCCCATCGTGCGAAGATGATGATCGATTTGGTAAATCAGGTTCGCACCCTGATCTTGATTGTCGATCCCTTTACACGGTTGCCCCCCTTGGGGGCATTCTACTACAATATTTCTTACTCCATTGTTATACTGAGAACCTTTAACGGTTGAGCTTGTTTGTCGTCAAAGACACCTACCGACAAAATACCACCAAAATAGGCAGCGGTATCCAGGTTAGTCCGGTGTTCCAAAAGTTCCGGAACGTTATGATCCGGCTTGTTGTAGTGGATTGGCGTATGGCCATGGACGATATGTTTCCCATCAGGGAAATTGGAACCGTCACGATCCAGAAACCGATCCCTAATCCACATCAAGGATTCATCATTTTGATCCTTAAGAAGGACGTTCGGCATCAATCCAGCGTGGACGAAGATCCTCAGGTCATCCTCATACGAGGTAGGAAGATCCTTCAGCCAATCGATATGAGACTGTGGAATTTCCTTACCGAGGTTGTCCCTATCAAAGGCCATTCCATTCAGATAGGACTTGATCGTGGCATACCCGCCATTACCAAGCCAGAGGCCAATTCTACGGCCTTCTAAGGCATCAACCATCATATCTTCATGGTTGCCCTTCATGCAAATCAGTTCAAAAAGGCCATTGCTTTTGGCATTATCTAGTTGAATGAGCAGAAAATCAATAACCTGCTTAGACTGAGGACCACGATCCACGTAATCACCAAGCATCACGATACGAAACTTTTCTGCATCGGTTTCTTCTGCGTAATATACGGCCATAGCTTCAAAGGCCTTCTTCAGAAGGTCATAGCGGCCGTGAACATCACCAATTGCAAAGGTTAGCATAACAGTTCTTTCTTATAATGGATCTCCAACGTCGATTCGAACGACGCCCTTAAGGACCAAAGCCTCACGTGCTACCAGCTACACCATAGGAGAATGGACAACTGGATGGGAACTGCCCCCATGTAAACGGTTTTGCAGACCGTCGCGATATCTAACTCCGCCACCAGCTGTTGGTAAATTGGCAAGGATTACAGGACTCGAACCTGTCTATACGGTTTTGGAGACCGAGGCATCGCCCCTTAATGCTTAACCCCTACAAGGCCTAATTAGGCCGGACAAACGATACGCTGTCGCCAGTAGGCTTCAGCAACGTCCTTGTAGAGCTTGGGGTCTTGGGCCATCTTGATTACTGCATTAGAGGATGTGGTTCCGATGCGCACTGCAGCGAAGTCGCGCAGATCGGCTTCGAATTCACGAAGCACCTCTCGAGTCTCTCTGGTATCGGTAGACATTGGGATTACCCTCTTAAGCTTGAATTCCTATATATGTTATCATAACACGATATAGGATATTTGTACACAACTATTATCGCCGAAGCAGCAAATCTTTTAGGTAAAGATCGTTAATATTTCTTATGGTGCTCTTAAGGTCCGGCTTCATATTGGTGACCGTCTGAGCCAATGGAACTTGACGATCAAAGGCTTCCTTTTCCCAAGGAAGGGCCCGATATTGCTCGTAGGTCAACTTCAGAACACGATTGACATTCCGAAATTCTGTTTCATTCCGAGCCCGATAACGATAGATATACGCGGTCCTGGTTTGGTTAGGGCCGGTTTGAATGAGCCGATTTTGGTGATACTGTTCAGCGTGGACCATCTCATGACAGATCGTCTCGATCAACGAGAAACCACCGATCAGATCTGGCCTGGACATCGTAGGATGCGCCATATTGATCTTGCTGACATCAATGGCCAACAGGTTCTCAGTGTGCATGTAGAGGCCGGCTGTCTTATCATCGATAAGAGCTAGCCGGAGAGTTACATCACGACCGAAGTCTACCAGATTACCCTCAACGAGGGCATCCATGGTTTGTTCGGCCAGATTGGCGATCGCCTTGGTCTTCTCAGCGTAACGAACACCGATCCAGGCTTGGGCTGATGCCGTAATCTGGTAACGATCCTTCTTGACCACAGCGGTATCAGAAGGCTTGGAGCCGTAGCTCGAATAGTTTTTAACGGTCATATTCTTATCATATCATGAGTGACAGAAAAGTACACAACTATTTTTCTGTGGGGCTTATTGATTGTCCCGAACGTATATAGTCTTAGCTAACCACCTGGGCCCTGCACGGGCCCATGGCGATCGGTCCGACTTAATGATATTTCGATATACACGCACTATGAACATAGGCGCGCCCTCTGGGGCCTCGATTTGATAATATTCATCATAATCCTCAAGCCAAATCAAATAATCCCCTACCTTAGTCCACCACCAAGCAAACTTGGTGATCGGTTGCTTGGTCTTTTTCGACCAACGCTCAAACCTGGTTTCACGTTTGAATTTCATCGCATCCTCATAGCAAATATTACGATTATTTTATATGTTGGCCAGATGATCCGATCGCCAACTTGGTGTGCCATTCACCACCGATCTTCCGTTGATAGAAATGGTGTTTCAGTTCTGGGTGTCGAGCGACTTCAGCATCGCCATGTGGAACCTTTCGAATTTCATCGTCATGCATGAGCTTCTTGACTTCATGAGGCTTCATAGCGTGTTGTCTCAGATCCCCAATATGCTTCTTATGGAACCCGATCGCTGGGCCTGAGATCTCTGAATATGAACGCTTCCTATGCACATCGTCCTTGATGATGTGAGACATGGCGTGTTTACCTTCGTGCGACCCATCAGTCGCAAAGGCTACCAGCTTTCGGCCACCCTTGTCCTTATAAAGGGCGGCGGCCTTTACCTTACCATCAGATCCCTTATGGAGCTTCCACATAGGGATGCTCTTGAGCATATCGTGTTTGTCTTTGAAACCATTACCATGAAGGCCACCAATAGGCTCATACGCATGATGAAGCATCTTGTATACGTGGTCAGCGTGTTTCTCACGGTCGTTGTCATGGCGATGTTGAATGAGATTGACGTATTTTTCCGTCAAAAAACTCTTAAACGACTGGACCAACTATTGCTTCTCCGGGTAATTCCCGATCATCTTCTTAACCATATCGAAAACCGGCTTCATATTACTGATCCGGTGGGTTTCACCCTTCAAGATGATAGGGTTCTTGTAGTGTTGATGAATATGATCGATTGGGATGATCTCATCATCTGAACCGTAGAAAGTCACGATGAAATGACGACTATGGGGTTTGATAAAAGCTTCGATCTCGGCGTAGTGCTTGATGTATTTATCCGGAGCATCAAAACGCTTCATGGTTACCGAAGGCTTGAGAGCTGGATTGATCAAGACTGTCTTGAAGCCGTGGGTTACAGCCATATAATCTGCCCAGAACCCACCCATACTGGAACCGATAACGACCACATCGTCATGATTCTTCAGCTTATCAGCAAATGCATCAAGTTGCTTCTTGGTCGTATACGGATCCAGATCATGATTAATATGCGGGCACAAGAAGTGTTCATCCTTGAACTCATTCTTGAACTTAACAGCAGTATCAGAGGCCGGTGAAGACCCATAACCATGGATGTAGACGATCGTGCTCTTCACTGTTACTCCTAAAATTTTGGTGGACTAGAGGGTAATCGAAACCCTGTCACCTGAGTGCAAATCAGGGGTTTTGCCATTAAACTACAAGCCCAATGTATATATCTTGGTGACCCCAACGGAAGTCGAATCCGTATTTCCAGAGTGAAAGTCTGGTGACCTAGGCCATTGGTCGATGGGACCTAATGATCTTCTTCCGGCTGAACTTGCACCAGCATCTCCCACCTTTAGTGAGTGTCCTAGTCTAGATGATTAGACGACGGAAGAATTTAATTTTGGTGTGCCTGGCGGGGGTCGAACCCGCACTCCTATTACGGAATGAGATTTTGAGTCTCACGGGTCTACCGAAATTCCCCCACAAGCACGTAGTTCTTATATATGTCTTTCTACCCATTATCTATGTTTTGCAGCAAAGTTCAACTCGCGCATACAGTGGACGGGTACTGTTATCAGAAGTCCAAACGTTTATCCGGTTCTTCGTTTCCCAGTCATGGAGATGAAACCGGCCAACAATAAGGCGCCAAAACAATCCTAACATTTATTCTTCGATCTTGATCAGCTGATAACCTTGTTGCTTGATGCCATTAGGATAACCAGACCAGCGAACTGTCTTAGGCATCTCGATGATGGCGTACTGAGGAGTAAATCGAACGATCTTCCCCTTAGTGAAGTCACGATAGCCTGGAGTGATCATGATGATCGTATCGCCCACTGCCAGTTCCTTGCCCAGGTAATCATTCATGATGTGTCTCCAGTTTTGATATTCTTATCATATCATAACCGGTGAATAAGTACACAACTATTTTAGGGGGAGGGTAACTTTTATCGGAGCTTGCCGATGGTGTATTTGGGGATCAGTTCCCAACGGTCCTTCTCACGGAACGGCACTATCTTAAGTGCACGTGGGGGGACAGACTTCTCTTCGAGCCCATCCCCATCAACGATATCCAACAGGCCCCATTCTTCCAGGAGCATGGCAATCGTATTACGGCGGGCTTCATCCTCATCTGTATAGTTGGCGCTCTTGCCGTCCAAGATGAAGAGTTCCTTGAAGTGGACGATGGCATATAAGCCCTGCTTATGGAGGATATGGCAAGATTGGTAGAGCTTGTTGGAGTCCTTGGAGGCCACACCAATCCTGGTGAGCGTCTCTCGTATCTTCAGGAAATCGTCATCGCTAACAAGACTTACCTTAACACCGCGTCCTTGGAAGATACTATAGTCACTCATCACTCAACCTTTTGTTGTTTTTTTATTTCTTTCAGTTGTTCTGAGGTAAGAAGAGGAAGGATGGCACGGGCATGATTTAATGAATACTTGAAGTATTCCATGATCGCCTTGATATCATCATTAACCTGAGGTTTAGCCCACTTGGCGAAACGCTTCTTTGCTCTGATGATATTTATAAGGTACGCATACTGGGCATCCTTATCGATATTTGGTCTCGAATTCATCTCATTGGCGTAGAGAATGGTGTCATAATGGTATGACAATCCTCTATTAACCATGAATGGTGAGTATCCCTTAACGTTCTCAGGATCTTCCATCAGATCCTGTTTAGTGAAGGTGATGGAGTTTAAATAGTCGAATGGGCTAAGCGCTGACATCGACACCTGCTGCTATATCGTTGGCGCACTCCTCACACATGTAGAAGTTGACGTGTGCACCTCTGACACCCAGGATAATCTCATCACCAAGAAGATCTAGGTGCTTGGTGCACATATAACACCGGTCTCCGGTATAGAAGAATTCTTGTAGAAAGTTCCAAACCCTAAGGAACCAATTCTTGATTGAATTGTACCAGATCATACGAAGTCACACCCTGCCATGATCTCAACCAAACAGGCTGAGATGTTGATCTCATGATCAGCGCAAAAGGCCGCCTTGTATTGGTAGTCGGCCAGGATAAGGACTAATTGCGGGATAGAAGCAGTTGTTAGCTCGCCTGTCAAGGTGTCGTAAAGTGCTCTGAAGATTGTGGTTTGATCCAGATCAGAGTTTTCACCGACCCATTTACGAACTCCGGTGAAGTTCTTTTCCTTGATGAAGCCGATAAGAGGTGTTAGATGCGAGTCTTTAAAGGTCGACAGAATTCCACTATCGATAGGACCTGATGAAGCGTAACGTTGGATCTCGTTGATCACACGACGCCAATCTGGGAAGTACTGCTTAATGACTCCGGCCACTGCCTTGGAATCATACGTCACATTCTCAGCAGCTAGGATCTCTTGGATGCGTTGCATGAACTGGCGTGCAAGCTCGGCCTTTTCTCCATTTGGGATAGAGAAATCAATCACCGCACAACGAGAATGTAGAGGTTCGATGATCCGATGTTTGAAATTACACGTGAAGATGAACCCGCAGTTCTTGGAGAATTCTTCCATGAAGTTCCGCAAGGCAGGTTGTGTTGAGTTGGGGTTGACGTAATCAAACTCATCGATGATCACGTATTTACGACCACCGGTAAAGGAGATCGTCGACGCAAAGGTCATGATCTCGTTACGTAGGGTATCGATATTACCGTTCAGAGACCCGTTGATGACTATATAGTCACAACCGAGCTGATCGCAAAGCGCCTTTGCTACTGTAGTCTTACCGACGCCGGCCGAACCAGCTAAGATCATATTGGGAATATGGTTTTGATCAACGAAACTCTGGAAAGTCTCTTTGAGCTGCTTAGGGAGGATAGTATCGCCGATCGTATGAGGACGATACTTCTCCACCCACACTGATTGTATTAGATCTGTATTCATGATAACTCCAATGTCACATATAATTCACATAACGAAATGTAACCGATAGATTACTTAGGCTGTAAAGGAACTTCCGTTCGACTCAACTGCGATATAGTATTCCACATTCGCGCCTACAAAATTGGCCAGGCCTTTGGAGGAGATCTTTACGGCATAGTCACCGGACAGAATCTTCAGGTTCTCAGCCTTGAAGATGAACCGGAACTCTGCATCGGTCTTTCCAACCGGAAGCTTAAAGTTGTCAGAAGTTGGATTCTTAGAGTCGATGGCCTGGATATAGACAATCTCCCTATCACCAACGATCGCAACTTCTGGTAGACCTAGAATACTCAGCGCTTTCATGGCCTTGGTAAAATCGAGATCTGTCAAGCTGAATTCAACATCCACCTTGGGCATAGTAATTTCCTTGGCGGGGGGCGCAATGATATTTGCCGGATCAGTACACGTGTAACGGGTTACTGCACCGTTTGGCCCCTTGATCGTAACCACCTTCTCGGTAGGTTCGATATCGGCCTCCGGAAAGATCGACATAGCATTGATGAACCTATTAACGTCATAGATCCCAAATCGGCATGGGATATTCTCCTTAATCTTCGCCTTGGCTAGAATAGTCTTTGCTGGCGAAACCGTTGAGATCACAGAACCATCAACACCCTCATTAAAAATCAGGGAGGGGTTGATGGATGCAAAGTTCTTCAGGATCTGAATCGTGCGTGGTTCTAATTTCATGTTATTCCTTTTTCACTTATTCATATTGTATCACAGACTGGGTCTGATGTAAACAACTATTTGCGGGCGGCCTTAGCTCGGGGTTTGGTCACCTTAACCGGTTCAGCGCTAACTGGTTGATTTCTCTTGAGCTGCGAAGCTGATTTCCAACATCCTATAAATAAGTGGTTCGCGACGCTACTAACGTCCAACCACGCTAGAAACCGGGAGATCTCCAGAATGAATATTTATCAAGAGTTAACTAGTATCAGGCACAACAGTCGATACCTTGAACGTTACATTAAATTTATTGAATTTTGTAAACTCCAACATATTGATGCCACCCGATATGTTGAAAAACACCACATTCTTCCAAAATCGATGTTTAAGCAACACGCAAAATCTCTTGAAAATATAGTCAAGCTAACACCAAGACAGCACTTCATTGCACATATGTTACTATGGAAAACGTATGAAAACTATTCTATGTCTCTAGCATTCTTTAATATGCAAAGATCAAACGTTTGGCATAAAGATCAATATTTCAAACTTACATCAAGACAATATGCAGCATTAAAAGAAACCATAGCAAAAACTTCAAATACTAGAGGCACCAAGTTTTACAACAATGGAGTTATTGCTAAGATGTTCATTCCTGGTGAAGAGCCTTTCGGATTTACATTAGGAAGACTCAATAAATCCTGGAATTGTGGATTAACGAAAACTGACCCTAGGGTTTTAGCTAACACTACAGCCGCTGGGTTGAAAATGCGAGGAAAACCTAGTTGGTGTAAGGGGCAAACTAAGCACACAAACCCAATTCTTATGGAAATATCAAAGAAAAATAAGATATCAAGCAGTGGGGTCAAACAATCAGAAGCCACAAAACTTAAAAGAAGAGCTTCAATTGCTAAATTCTACGAAACCAATCCTGGGCATATGCTAGGAAAGGTTCCATGGAATAAGAAACTGTAGGTTAACTATAGGTTACTTTTTGTTTTTTGGCTTAGGTTTTTTCAAATCATCAACAGATGCAGTGGCCGAGGCGCCGATAGAAGCCAGGGCTGCAAGAGACCCACCGAAGACGAACGTCCCAACATGTTGCAGCTGCATCCATGGGCATAGCCATACTGACATACCTGCCTTCTGGGCATGATAACAGAAGTTGTAATCCTCTGAGAGATAACGTCTAGATTCTGGGTCGATGATGCAATCAAAGTACGCCATGATCTCGCGGGTGCCATCAAAATGCTCGGTACGAACATGGTCTGGCTTATACATCTGTTCCGGATAAGCTAGCTTATACCGGTCCAGCGTTTCCCGGGCGATCATCATGAATCCGGTACCGCCCTCAGAAACTTCGGCCGGTTCCCCGATCGGGATCTCACTGACACCGGCCTTAGGATTGAAGACATAATCACCAACGAAGTTATTCAGGTTCTCTGGGTTCTCGTCAGCGTGGCCCTTATCAACGGCCATCTTGATCTTCTCCCAAGAGATACACTTCTTAGGATAGGGCCCACAGACGATATCGTATTTGGGATCGGAGGCCTGCATAGCCATCAGAGCAATTACGTCGTGTGGGTTGAATCCGATATCAGCATCGATAAACATCAGATGATGGAAATCGGATCGCATAAATTCGTCACAGCAATAGTTGCGGGCCCGAGTGATCAAGCTCTCGTTGAACAAGAAGTACATCTGGAGGGTAATTCCATAATGTACACACAGTGCCGACAAATCTGCGATCGACTTCGTAAACATGCCCGCGGCCATGCCACCGTACATCGGTGTCGCGACCATAAGTTTTCGCTTCTTGAGCTCCTCAATCGGCATCTTGATTTCAAACGTCAAATTAGTCTTCCTTTCTTTCAAATGTTGTCCAATAAGTATTGGGTCCAAGCACTAATTCAGTTTGCTTGGATAAGCTTTTACCGAGATTAAAAAAGTGCAAGGTGTTTCCATTGAGAAGTTCCCAATGAGATGCAGTAGTCTCGAGAGGACTTCTCTCCATAAAATATACTCTAAATTTAACCATCTTTCTTGTCTCCTAGTTTCAAAACGTCATATGTGTGGAGGAGGAGAATAGCGTAGTGTGCAATCTTCAGCACGTCGTCACGCTTATAGTTATCTTTTTTTCCTAGGCGGAATGCGTATTTTATGATACTTCCGACAATAAATCCTAGAGCCTGACCCCCAGCGATCATGATATCCATTGGACCCACCTTACCTGAATAGTGGGCACCGTAGGTTGCATCGATATAGGTCTTCAGTTCGTCGATGTAACCATCCTCGCCGAAGCGATAGTCAATAGAACTGCTCTTAGGTTTTGAAGGAGGCATAGAGATATGAGGGTCGGATGCATAACTCAGGGTCACGAATTCTGTCAATTTAGTGTCCTGTTCCGTAAATTTACGGAAGGTTGAATACAGCTTCATTTCATCCAAAAGGTCTATAAGGCTTTCACTTATGGAATAATCCATATAAGGACCCACACTATCAGTAATTACACGCCCCTTAAGCCATATGCCTAGGCCATTATTCGGAGGTAAGAGATCTTCGATATACCCAATGTATATGTTATATACACCAGGTTCACTATACTTAAGCTTGGCAGCAAATGCCATACCAACCTTTAGGTCTTTATAATTATCTTTAGTAATTCTAATCCAGTCTGCCATATTATTCTCCAAAAAACCCTTCGATGCCTTCAGCCTTCTTGGCCAAGGAGCCATTACCATCATTCCAATATTGCCCAGTCCAGAACGGGTATGATGCCCTCGAGAGGTGGATGGACCTGGGCTTCTCCATGTGCTTGAAATCCAGTTGACCACCAGAGTTCATTAATCCATCAGCCCAATCATCGACGATAGTTATCTTTGCCTTTGTGACAAGGCGCGCAAAAACCCGTAGCCAACCGTTGAATTCGGTTCGAATCTGGTTACGTTCTTTCCATGATCCGAAGAATGGAGTTCCCTTATACCAACCTGTCTTAGGAACTTGGCGTGATTCATCCTCTATAGGCAGCGGCACAAAGATATTCCAATTGGACAATTCGTACTTGTCAGCCAGCAGTGTGGCTTCGTATACGTATCTTTGAGCTAGCTGTTTTGCGGCGATGCTAGGATTTTCTTGTCTCATCAGATGGTGACGGATATCGATATTCCCAAAATAAGAATCCACTTCCTTGAGGCCTTTGGGATTAAGGAGGAATGTTTCCAGGCCTTCATTCAGAGCACCATGCAAGGTCTTGAATGGAACAGAGTTCATTTCTGTACCAGGGCAATATAAGGAGATGGCATGAGAGTCACCAATCACTAGTGTTCTTGGTAGTGTGCCAATTGCGTATTGTTCACTATAGCTGTTTAAGTCCTGCAAGCTAAGCGTAATCGATCTCGACTCAAGACTTGCCATACCTTCCCAGTTAACCTTATGCCATTGACTATTGAGGTCATCCAGTTTCTTGTAACGCTCATATAGAATACCATGATAATCAGGCATATCTTCAATCAAAGATACGACTTGACCTTTATAGTTTGAAAGCTCAATGATCCGATCAATGCCGGCAAAGGCCTTCATCCCACCGAAAAGGTTGAGAGATCCTGACCAATCATTTCCATGATAGATTAACAGGGTGTCGTAGTCATCGTAGTTGGCCTTGTTGCCAAAATCTATATCAACGGCATTCCCACCTCGATAGATCATGTCGGCGTAGATGACACCCTGTGCAGCCCTATGGGAATGCATAGAGCTGGAGATAGCGTTGAATGGTGATGTTAGGAGGCGTTTCATGATAAATTTTTGTCCCAGTCTCTATAGGAGTTCACGGTATTATATATGCTCTCATCCTGGAGTACAGGTTCTTTTCCGACGTTCCAGAAGAGAATATTTCGGCCGGTGTTCTTTGGAATATATTTCCACACCTTCGAGTCGTATGTGGCCACACACGGGAACGGTGGCAGGTTCTCAGCCTTTTCTGGGGTTGTGAACGGTAGAGGGTCGCTGATCAATTCATCAACCTCACCGGCTTCACCGGCCTTAAGGTTTCTAGCAACAGCCACCTCGTGGAACTTGGCGTTTGGCCAGGCGATTTGAAGGGCCCGGGACAATACACCCGTTGAGATGGCTACGTAAACCTCGTCTGGTTCGTCAATCATAGAGGCCGCATGCACGATACCGGCTGTTGCGTATTCGTGTCTTAGGCCGAGTGGGATAAAGAAGCCATCGTTCTCTTCTGCCCAGATCTTGGCCAAACGGTTGAGGTTGGGCATCGCCGCAATGCGTTGGAAGATGGGTTTGGCACCCTGTTCGATACAACAGGCCTGATGCAACGAGATACGTTTAGATGCTGGCATGAACAGAACCACTTCTCTGTCATGTTGCCTGGCACAATCTAAGATTGAAACACCGGCCAGGCCGGTACGTGGCTGGGAATAGACGATCGTTTTTTGGTTGGCCTTGGACATGAGCATATCACCTGCCCTGGTCTTAGTTCCAACAATCAAGTCATCACGAACCACCCGGACTCCATCATGTTCGATGACAACAGGATCTGGGTTGTATGGAATGAACCCATCGGCCAACCTTAGGTAGTGTTCCTTGGCTCCAGCCCTGGTATTGAAGCCCTCGAAAATGTTGACCGCATCCTTGTTAATGCCATCAATTACGTGGTTGTTGTGAGCCAACGCTGCCTCCCATGTGGATGTTTGAGATGTGAGGAATTCCAGATCTGGCTAAGGTCTAGGTGATCATAGTCACCACCTTTGCCACAATAGTTCTCAAGCCATCGAATCGCGTCACAAAAGCAGTCCTCGAGGTTATAAGGCTTGGCATCTAGGTCAGAACATCCCATTTCCATAACTGCATCCAGAAAATCATCCTGCTTCATCTTGACCTTCGGTGTGGCCATATACGACATAGCTTCTCTAGCATTCGAACCGTACGTGAACATAGAGTCACGGTCTACAAGATCTGGGAACCAGTCAGCAATATCAGCAGCGACTGCGGCGTACTGGAACTTGTACTGCTTCAACCCATGCTCAACGTTCCATACCAGCATGAAATCTATGATATCGCGAAGCCCTGGCTTTTCTTTCTGATGAACCAACCAGCAGGCCAAGTCGTACGACAGAAGTGTGGCAAATTCACAAAGATAGTAGTCTCCACCTTTCCTATAATCAGAAGTTGGCTTGGGGAATTGTGGGAACTGATAACCACCAGACGTATAGAACGTGGCTGGGTAGTTCTTGATCAGTTTGGCCATACCATGCACGTCATCAGCCTGATGTAGATGGAACAGGATGGTGTTATGATATCCAGAAGGCTTCTTGGCATAGTTGATGCCTGAACCAGTAATACGGTGGACGATGAAAACATAGAGCCATTCGGCCAAACCAAATGTGTCTCTCTTGCCGTTCCAGTCCTCAGTTACTATTCTACGTTGGTTGGTGACGTCGCCAGTTTGCAGCTTATGGTAGTATGGATGTTCTTCACCTGTTCCGTAGAAGCAGTCGTTAACGATTTGAGAGAACCCGGCATACTTACGTTCAACTACGTCATACAGGTGAACATTCTCCATCAAGGAGTCGTTCACCTCAGACAACTCATGAGGAACTGAACCTAGATTACAGAGTTCCTGCTGCTTCTTAGCAAGCCCGTAGTAACGCTTAAATTCGTCGTAATATTCAGTAGGTTCAATCAGCAAAGAACTGGAAATATCGCACTCCTGCTTCTGAGAATAGGGCTTCTGTTAATTCACCGGATTCTTTCCATTTGTCTGGAATATTTCGCGGGTAAGCAACCGCCACAGTCTTGATGCCTGATTGAATAATCCCCAGGGCACAATGAGCACACACCGGAAGACCATAAACGTATAGAGTCGAACCGTTCAAGGATACTGATGTCAAGGATGCATTATAGATGGCGTTCATCTCAGCATGGATGATGTGCTTATACTTGGTTTCACGGTCATGCAGCCGACTATCATCTGCGATACCTCGAGGAAACCCGTTGAAACCCGTCGACAGAACCTGTCCATGGTCACCGATAACCACAGCACCACATTTGGTTGAAGGATCCTTAGACCAATCAGATATATGTTTGGCCAAGGCTACGTAGCGCCTGGTCCACTTATCTTCTTCCAGAATACTATGCATTTTTAGTCTTTCCAGTACTTAGAATACCCACTGTAATCCTCATTGAGCTTGTAGGTTGTTACAGCATGCGAGCCTGAACCAAAGTACGGGTTCTTAACTATACCTGCTAAATCTTTTTCCAGTTTGGTTTCATCATCGTAAATTCCAGCGATAGTAGTAACCGGTTGGATTGGATAACCGTTACCATCCTGTTTCACTGTTATCCGTAGTACATGAACTTCAGACATCTTTTGGTTTCCATTCTGAGATAGGATATGTTTTGGCGTATTTCTTCTTGGTGATGGTGATCTCTCTCGTTATACGATAGTGATGAACCAGATAGAATTGCGGTTCATAGATGTGAAGAGACCCAACCTGCCAGATAATATCACCAGCAGGAATGTCCAAAGCTGCCGCTAGTTCATCTAAGACGAACTTTTGCCAGGCATAATCATTCCGATACCCGGAGAACACATCGTTAGACCGCATCTGAACGATCGCCGAGAGAGCTCCATTTCTAATGAGATATTGGACTGTGTTGGTGCACATGAAGTCCGACCGGCCATTAAGGTTGTAATCATACCACATCGAAGGCCTGGTATAAATCATGATGGCTCTACGTGAAAGCGGGTTATCACGAAGCTCTTTCAAGACCTTGAAATATTGACCACCGTTGTCCGGTGACCAAATGGCCCAGCCATAGTTGGAATTGATCTTGCCCATCGGGTCAGCCACATCTTTCCAAATTTGCGGGGGGCCTCCTGGAATGTCATTCACGTTGAGTGACTGAGTCCTATACCAAGACAACTCGCGTTGGATATAATCTTCGTTGGGAGAACCAAAGATGGTTCCTTCAGATGCCACAAAGGATGCTGCAGGGATCTCGAGAAGCTTGACCCCCGTCTTGTCTTCTACAAAGATCCCTTCGTTAAGAAGCTCAGCAAATTCTGCACGAATAGTGTCAATATACACATACTGGCTACCAATCATCCGTAGACATTCCCCGTAGCTTGGTTGCCGATATACCGTTCATTGAACGTTGTCGTAAAGTTGACATGTTCGCTCGAGACGGCGCACCAGATCGGAACGTATTCTGGTATTGCACCTAGAATATCAGGCATCGACTTGCCACGATATTTGGTGATAGTATCTTCAATCCCAGGTGATTTCACTTCAAGACTGGGGTCTTGAAAATCCACCTTAACCGGTTTTGGCCGGTTGAAGATGTCACGATCTGGACTCTGGCCTTCCATGGCTCCTCTAGAATATGAGACGGCGAATGAGGCATAGTTGATCAGATCCTTGAAGGAATCTTCAACCGACTCAAAATTGGGATTACTGCCTGACTCTAGGATCGATTGGATGCGTAGCATCTTACCCCACATCGTGTCGAAAATAGAATCAATTCCGCGGCGATAGTGCATCGCCTGGGTTACGTTAGAATTGGGGTTCTGGTAGTCCAGAGATTTTTTGTTTTGAAGTGCGATACACTCCTCCAGGACTCTCACTGATTCTCTTGTTTGGCTCATTGTCACTCCATATTTGTGTGTGTGGATATCGTCTGTGGTCGAAGTAGATCTGCCAGTTATTGAACTGCGATTTATTGGTACCGAAGGTTAATTCATCGGGGCTGATGATCATCATTGGTTTGATCTTGAAACAATCAGACCTTTCGGCCACATATACTGCGACCACATAGTTGAAATAGGAACTATTGTTATATAGGATGCGAGCAATGCCTTCTGACAGGTTGAAGTAATCAGCACCTGAGTGTGGTTTAATCTCCAACTTCAGGTTATCAACTTCAACATCCCAGGCGAATGAAGAACGGTCATTGACGTTCCATTCTTGGTCGTTGAGTTTACCACCAACGATCTTAGCGACAGCCATCTCACGGACAACACCTAGTAGACAATCACGCTCGAATTGCTCATCAGACCTGGCTCTACCATTCCTGTTAACCCCATGGTGAGACCTGATGCCTTCAGCCAGCATCTTAGTCCTGGCCAAGATTTCTTGGTCATCACTTGGAATGCTGATAGTACGACGCAGAAGCGCCTTCAGTTCATTACGGTTCATAATTCATCATATCACAACCGAAGTAAAATGTACACCCTTATTTTAGCGGGTATTTGACTTTCGCCAAGAGCCCATGGTTACCTTTGTGTGATGGGCCTTGCCATCCTTCTGGCTTGATCAAGTCGGGAAGACCGAAGGCGTTAGGTCTAGTTGGGTTTGACCCTGCATTCTTAGACAGGTTGGCTTCCAAGACTGCGTCCCAGGCTACTTGGCCATCCACTTGGAATGAGTCCAGCGTTCCGATGGCCACAACCACAAGGTCGATAAGAGCGTCTACAACGTCTTCGGCCGACTCTGCATCCTTCATCTCTTGGAGCTCTTCCTCTAGGAAACGGATCCGGAACAAGAGAAATTCCTTCAAGAGTTCTGGAGAGAACTTCTTAACCACTTCGTTAATGCCGAACTTCTCATGCATGAAGTTGATATCCCCAAGCCACGATAATTCTTCACCCTGGTATTGGATGTTGACGTCAAAATTTCGTTCATCGATAAAATTCATGATATACAATGGTCCTTATTTGGTTGGAAGAAGTAGTTGACGAAGAGCGACAGCATCCCACCAAGCGTTGTGCTGAACTGCATCAGCAACTTCAGTTGGGTAAGCGTCGCACCTGACGATCTTGAAAGACAATTGGTTGATAGCAGCCATTACACCTGGGCCGGTGATTATTGCTTCACACATATATTTTACATCATCTGGCCAATCGGTGATAATGACTGGGTTTTCATCTGCAGACAAAAAGGCTGCAATAATACTAGCTCCAGTGGCTTGGCTAATACCATCATATATGTAAACCGGTTTACCTTGATAAGTTGGGCAAATTGATGCATAAAGAATAGGAATGACGTTTTCAGCAACCCAGGGTTCGATGGGAGCCAGGGGCTTATCATATACAATGTAAAGTGACTCCAGATCCTCACGGACAAGGGCAAGACTGATCAGCTCACCACCGAAGCCATTGAACTCTGTGTCTAGAAAATATCTCATAGGAGTTTCTTTCTCATCTTTTTCTTGGCAGCATCCACATGAATTCTATTACCTCGTGAGGTATATACTATACCATCTAGGTGGTCTACTTCATGTTGAATGATTCTGGCTGTTAGCCCTTGATACTGTTCTGTTACCGTTTCGCCGTTCGGGCGTTGATATCTGATCTTAATGGCCGCTGGACGTTTGACCTTGAAGAAGAGATCAGGAAATGATAAACAGCCCTCTTCCATATTTATCTCCTCGGGGGTCACGTCAACGATGCGAGGGTTGAAAATTGCAATGATCGGGGATCCCGTGATCACAAGAGCTCTGTGTCTCAATCCAACCTGGTTGGCGGAGAGCCCAAGGCCTTTGTTGGCGATCATTGTTTCAGCCAGGTCTACGGCCAACTGCTCTGGATTAATCGGAGGCTTATCGAAATCGAACTTTGGCATGATCTCTGAGAGGATCGGATCCGTCGATGGAACTAATTCTAGGATGCTCATGCCACTACTTGCTTTCCATATGGGCCAACGCTATAAGATCCGGGCGGCCCTTCAAATAACCAATTGGGGATTGGAGTATACCCGCCAGATATTTTACAGAAGGCTCTACGTTTACCGGTGATCATATTTTCTTCACATCTCCATGTAAATGTTTCATGATCAAGCTTCCATGCAAATAAGGTCCTTAGCTTATCGATAATCTTCATATTACTACCCTCACGTGTGTTTTCTTATCCAACCGGTTCATCTCCTTGATCATATTTTTCGAGCCAGGAGATTCACCGTCCCAGACGACTATGGCCCTGTCGGCATATTTAGCCATCTCAGCATTTCTTATAGGTCCAGCAGCAGATCCATGCTTATTCCAATCAGCCTTCATCATCTTGATCGGGATGTTATTCACTCTAGCCCAACGCTCGCCGAGACTGTCTGGGCCTACAGCTCCACCACAGACTACCTCAGAGATCTCCCACGGGGCATCTTCGATTGCTTTCACCACTTCCATATAGCTCAGGATCCCTCTAGACCCGGCCACGATCGTCTTATATCCTTCGGTCATACTACCATCCTGCTAAATGATTTTACCTTATCGAATTTCACAACGCTGTGAAATTTGTCGAACAACGTATCCCCATGGTGGGAGATAACAAAGACGTTGGTGTCAACGGTGAGCTCATCCAGGATACGTAGGAATTCGTCTGTTCCGTTGGCATCCAAAGAGCTCTCGAAGATCTCATCCAAGATCAAGAGGTTCGTCGCCGCCGAGTTCTTAAGCTTGGCGATCGCCCTCCAGGCAAACATCAGAGCCACATCGATCCGCAACTTCTCACCCTCAGAGAATGAGGAGTAGGTGAATTCATCACGGTGGCGAGATTTGATGGTTTCCTCGAACTTCTCGTTGAGTTCAATGTTGACGAAGAATTCCATCTGGGCCAGATATTTGTTGATCAGCTTGTTGATGATCGGAATATACTGTCTGATGATCTTTGTCTTGATACCTGAGTCCTTCAGAAGTTGGGCAGCAACCTCTAGTGTATTTCTGTACACCAGAAGCTTCTCACGCTCTTTGGACAACCTGTTAAGCTCAACGTATTGCTCCTGGATCGTATCTTGGTTTGTCTCCAAGTGTTCCTCCGTGGATAGATCGTCGATCTCTGATTGGACAGACCGTATGGTCGAAGCCAGGTTAACCAGCTTTGACTTCTGGATAGAAATATCGATGTTGGCTTTATCGAAGGACACCTTCGCGGCCCTGATCTCAGCTAGCCGCTTCTCCAACTTTGGAAGTTCTTCGTCTACCTTCTTGAGAGCGTCGTTATACTCGATCATCTTGTTATAACGTTCACCGATGGCTGTCTGTTTGAATAGCTCGTCGATGGCTTGCTTACATGTTGGGCAGTTGTCGTTATTCTCGAAGAAGGTGATGTCCTTGTCGATGGCCTCAACCTTGGATTCGAACTTCAGCTTGTAATGAGAAAGATTTTCATACTTAGAATTTACCTTCTGCTCATCCCTGATCCCTCTAACAATATCCTGTTTTTTGGACTCAAGTAAGTCGATGGCTGCTTCGGCTTCAGAAATCTCGTCTCCAAGCTCGGCGATTTTCAACCGCTTCTGGGCAATGACCTCATCGTTGTTTCTCTTCAAAGATTCCAGGTGAGACTTATGAAGGTCGATGGTGTGATTGACAAGTTTTACGTCGTAGTCGTTGGTGACCACGTCTTCCTTGTTCTTAGAGATGTCCTCCTTCAGAAGGAGGTTCATCCTGGAGAAGATCTGGATGTCCAGGAGATCTTCGATTACTTCTCTGCGGTGATGGGCCGGAAGTTGCATGAACGGGACATAGTTGGCCTTGCCGAGGATGACAATCTGGCTGAAAGCCTTGAAGTTCATCTTCAGCACCTGGGTCTCAAGGTATTCCTGGTATTCCCTAGCGTCGGCAGTTTGATTAAGAAGGTTACCGTTGATGAAGATCTCGAAGAGATTTGGCTTCATCCCACGGCGGACAAGATATCGCTTGGTGTTGATCTTGAATTCGATCTCAACGACCAGGTTCTTCTGGGTGATCGAGTTGACTAGCTGTGGCTTGTTGATGTTCCGGAAAGCTTTCCCATACAGCGCATACGTCAACGCGTCGATGAAGGTAGACTTACCAGCACCGTTGGTTCCAATGACCAATGTTGATTTCGACCGGTTTAGGATGATCTCAGTGAAATCATTGCCGGTTGAGAGCAGATTTTTATAGCGTAAAGATTCAAAAATGATCATAGTGCCAGAGCTTCCTCGTAGAGATTTCTGATCAGTTTCTTGAGATCGTTCTTGTCGACATTCCCTGAGACACCGTCTACATATTTAGACAGGATGGTCAGGGTATCCTCGGCCTCGTCGACAATGTCAGAGTCATCTTCCATGTTGATGTTCAGGTTGTCATCCACGACCTGGAAGTCGGCAACCCCGGCCTTCTCCAATCTTTCGATGAAAAGGTCAAACCAGAATGGATTGGTCTTGTTGATTACGACAACCTTGATATACGCATCCTTGTAGATGGACAAATCTAGGTCGGAGATCCATGAAGGATCTTCCCAGTCAGTATCATTGTAATATATTTTGTGAAACATGTACAACGAATTTTTCACATAAGTGAGCTCTCGAGTTTCGGTGTCGTAGATATGGAATCCGCGGTCATCATTGAAGTCTGACCAGGTGATCTGGTACGGAGCACCAAGATACGTAACATTCCCACGTTGGGATCTGTGATGGAAGTGACCTGAGAACACCTGATCGAACTTTTGAAACAAGGATGCATCAAGCCCATGATCGTTAACTGCGCCTCGATACATCTCGAAACCCTTAAGCTCTAGGTGACCCATAAGAACTTCGGCGTTTGTCTCATCAATAGCCTTCTTGGCTGCAGCCATGTTCGATCTATTGATCCACGGCATGATCATGATTGGTAATCCATCAACAGAGATCTCTGTTGGCTCAGAATAAACGTTGATGTTTCCTGGGTGGCCAGAATAAAGCTCATTCATCGAATTTACATCATTGGTGTCCTTGAAATACGCATCATGGTTGCCGATAATGAAATGGGCTTCTATACCACGTTTCATTATCGGCTCAATGATATCTTCTCGGAGACGCTTGGCACTCTGGAAGTTGATATACTTTCGGCGATCGACAATATCCCCAAGATGAATGATTGTCTTGATGTCATGCTCATCTAGATATGGAAAAAACACTTCATCATAGAACTTCTTGAAGTACATGGCGAAGTGCTGAGAATCTCCCCTTCCGCCGATGTGGGTATCCGTGATTAAAACCAATTTCATCGTTTAGATGCTGTCTCCGACTTAGCTTCTCTGTCATATTTGGACAGCGCCTCTTGACAGTATTTCATGATGTTGTCCACGTCACGTCGGAAGTTGTCCCTGACGTATCTTGGGTTGGTCTTGTTGTTCATGCCGTCGACGTATGTGGCTACGGCAGGTGGCACTTGCAGATTATTCATTGAGTGCATCCTCCTCTACAAAATTCTCGACGCCCTTCTTAGACGCCTTCTTCGGTTTAGCTTTGGACTTTTTCTCCACGGATTCGTAGAGGTCAGCCAGCTTGATTGGGTCGTAGTTGTTCTTCGTCTTACCGGTAACCTCACCGTCATCGCCCATCTGGTTATAGATCATCACCTCGTCGACGAGTTTCTGTTTCACGTAGGTTTGCTTCTTTTCCTTAGCGATCCTTCGAAGGAAGGCGAAGTAGATGATCTGGGTGAAATACGAGAATGGATTCTTGGACTTTTCCGGATTGAAGTTGTTGAAATACAGAAGACAGTTCTCGATGCCATCGGAGATCATCTCATCCTTGTAGGAGTAGTTGGCAAAGTTGGGCTTCCTAGCAAGGTTTGTTGCGATCAACAGGATACATTCACCAAGATAGTTTGGGATCCTAGTTGATGGGTTTTCGGCAAATTTCTGTTTGTACTCAACGATATGCTCGAGCATCTTCTTGTTGTTGACATAATGCTCTTTACGCGGCTTCTTGACCTTGGCGGCAGCCATTAGTGCTTTACTCCTTGTTCGACGTCCGAACTTTCAAGCACCTTTGTATAGGTACTCTGTTTCTGTTCGTCCGATAGTTCTATGCCTGCTTTTGCAGCCTTTGTAATCTCCCAGGCTTTGTCGTATCTCTTAACTAGAGCCGGGGATGGTAGATATTCTGAGATGATCAAATTTCTGTTGAATGGAAACATCTGATCTCGTGAGAAATTGGAGAATTTACCGAACGAAGTCCATGTACTATTCTCGTCTGATGCCATATAGACCAGAACAGGATCAGACAAGACTACGGTATGTGGACCAGCAACCTCAAGCCTACCAACAACCTCATCGCCTGTTATAAGCCTTATGATGATATGGTTGGTAGAATCTTCCTGGTCTTCAATAGTTCCTATGTCGTTCAACACCAACTGTTCATCCATCTTTAAGCCTTACATTGTAGATCTTGTAATCAAACTCTTGCTCATCGTAAATCTTTAGTCGTTCCATCATATGGTTCAGTGTATAGTTGCGTTTACTCTTCCATGATAGATCATCAGCAATATCATACAGTGTTGCAGAGGTCTTTAGGCCCATCTTACGGAGGACACGACCAATCTGTTGGAGGTTGCGAATTCTCGATTTGGATGGTGACGCGAATACCACATTATGAACGTTGATGATATTAACCCCGGTAGAGAAGACCGCCGAGGCAATCAAGATCCCGTTAATGCTAGCATCAAACTCTTTCCGGATTCTCTCACGATCGTCCGGTTTGGTACCACCATGGACAAGGAATACAGGACGTTCTCCTGCCACAGCCTTCACCATGTCATATAGTATTATACCATGCTTCTCAACAAATTGATACAACAAAATGGTGTTTCCCTCGAGAGAAATGAGCAAATTTCTCAGGAAGCGGTTACGGTGTCGGTTGGTGACGATGAAATCCAGTTCATCCTCGTACTTGTATCCGGACACGATCCGTCTTGTCTCATCCGCGTACTTAAGAGTGATCACCTTGATCTTGAGCTCGGCTAGGAACTTACGCTTTTGTAGCTCAGCTGTTGTGGTCACTTGGACGACCTTACCGAAGAGGCCTTTCAGGACCAGTTCGTTGATCTTGGTTCCCTTCAGAGTTCCAGTTAGGCCGAATCTCCAACGGATTTTCTCACACTTCTCCATGATACCAGTCAACGACTTTGCATCAGCCAAGTGCGCCTCATCGACGATAATCACATCGTATTTGTTGAACCAGGCCTTCGGCATCTTATAGATCGACTGCCAGGTGGAGATGGTGATCGGGAAGTCGGTCTCCTTTTCCTTACCAGAATAGATCCTGTGTGACCCATCCGTGTAGCCATACTCTTCAAAGTCAGTGGCCATCTGGTTGACCAGATGGGTAGTTGGAACCACTAAGAGCGTCTTAAGACCAAGATACTTGAAGATCATGTAGATGATCAACGATTTACCAGAAGCCGTAGGAGACACAAGCATGGCCCGAGTTTCTCTAAGAGATTGGATGACTGATTTGACCTGATAATCTCTGGGAGACTTCTCAGCCGGCAAACCTAGGCCTTCGATGAACTCAAAGAACTCCTTGACAGATAGTTCGTAATGTGCGAATGCATCATCAAGCTCTACGTCATAGTCTCTGTCCTTGGCGAACTTGACGATATCACCAACCAGCCCAGCATACACTAGACAGGTGAACGGGTTGAACAAACGTATTCTCCCATCCCATCTTCCACTCTTGTATGCCGGCATGAACTTATAGCCATCAACCACAAATGTCAGGTGTTCAGATAGTTCCTGGGCGGTACTCGACTCACAGATGATCTTGGCATAGACGGCGTTGTGTTGCTTGATTTTTATGGTGCTCATCTTTCACCTGCCTGGAACTTGAACCAATTGATGGCATTACTTATCTGCCACCCACGATTGGTGATCACCTTGATGATAGATTCGAGAACATCCACCTTCTCCTGCTGTAGGGCTAGATCTAGTGTAGCATGAATTATATCCTCATCAGCCTCAACGTACGTGGGGATCTCTGATTTGATGATACGACCAATAGCCGGAAGCTTCCAGTGTTTTGGTGTTTGTTCGTGTGGGCCTTGGAAGTAGAATTCAGCCTTATCAAGCCTCAACCGTTTCAGATCTTCCTTCTTCTTCCTTAGGAGAAGGTTTTCACCACTATGCATCTTTAGGTATTTGTGGTGTAACTGGGAAGTACTTAATGATTCGTTACCCAAATCTGTAGGATCAATCTTACAATCATCTTGCCATAGAGACAGAATATCATCAAGCTTCACAGAGAACACCTATAACTTATAGACAGATAAGTACTATTATACAGCCCTTTGGGGGCTTTGTACATAACAAAATGTTGATTTGGGATTAGAGTTTCGTAATATTAAATGACGAGATCTTGAAGGTAGCGCTGGCCACAGCAACGTTAACGTCAGTTTCCCTGGTATCAAGGTATATGTCAGATAGGCTTACTGGGAATATATCGATATAGTCTATTCTTACGTTGGGGTTTTTAGCTGAGTTCAAGATTAAGCAGGTAGCATCTGAGAGAACACCCTCACCCCGATACCGGGCAATTAGATCTACATACTGCTGATTGGTATCCGGAAATCCAATCCCTTTAATCCAATCGAAAATTTCTAGATAATTGGCCATGTTTTCATCGATTTTGAATTCGATATTCAGGTCACCAAATTGGATGTGATCACCTGGAACCGGAACGTTCACGTACGGGTTGGGTTGATCTGCATTTCCCATAGAGATCCCTGGAACGTTAACTGACTGGCAATGGTAATTAACGTTCGGAGTCTTCTTGATCGTGAATATGAAATTCAGTGGAGACAGAAGGTTCACTGTATCAGGCAGGATCTCAGACATCATTATACTCCGTGTTGGTGGTGGTCTATTTATCTAGTCATATAGATGAAATTTCCACAATCCCAGATCCTATCGTAACCATTAGCCTTCATGATTTCCCATTCAGTCATAGTCTGGTCGAATATCGGAAGACTGGCCAATTTGTGTTTTTGGAACTGTTGTCTAGACTTGAGCTCCATCCGGTTCTTCGTGTGGAAATATTTGTAGTTGGGGTTAGTAAGCCCGGAGAACACCAACCCACATTTTTCATATATCTCACCAGACCCAAACCTAGCATCTGCATACGTAATGATCGACCCTGGCCACCCGACCATGAAATGTTTCCATAGTTTGGATGCACCCCCGACAACGACAATCCCAGACTTGGTTGTCATCCGGATACATTCCCAATCGAAGGCCTTGTTATACCGAGGTTTGGCAAATGAAATGGTTTGTGTCAATTCGCCTTCATGATATAACCCAAGATAAACACTAGCTGGAGTGTGTTTTTGTCTATGGTGGGCCAGGTTGAACGCACGGTATTCTTCAGGCGAAATTTTAGAGACTCTAGTTTTCCTAGCATGCACCTTGGTTGCCAGACCAAGCTTCACTGATAGGATCGACTTCATCTGATCTAGGTCATCGCTTTCGTAGATGGTGATTAGCTGATATCCTTTGTCCTTACAGGCTAGCATCTTCTTTTGGTGGTATGTCGAACTCTTCGTGCCGGAGATCTCTGAATGCCAATAGATGCCACAATATTCGATGGCCAACTTCAGCTCATGACAAACGATATCCAGTTCGTATGGGTTGATCAGCCGTTTGTCATTAGCAATCCAGGTTAAATCAGGTCTTATTTGTTGGCAAAACTCCAGGATTTGTTGTTCACCAACAAATCTCCATGGAATGTGTGTAGGAATTTCGTATTCGGTTAGTAATTTTCTAATTGATGAAGAACATAGCCCAAAATGATTAGCTGTTAGACCTAGATGCCTATAGTCATCGTATACGGTTGTCAGTTCTTCTTTGGTGGGAATTCTATTATTCCAAGCCCTTTCCTTTGCAAACTTTACGGCTTCACCTAAAGATCTCTTTTGTATATCCAAAACTTCTATCCAATGGTGTATGGTCTCTTGGCCTACGTTGTAGATGTGTTGGAGATCTTTTTCCGTGTTGGCAAGGTATAGCTTCTGGAATGTTTCCTTGCCTGGAATGTTCAGACGTTTCTTCGTGTTTGATAAGATGGCAGCTGTTTTTTGATCACGCTTGGTGATATCATACTCAGCCATCCAGGATTTTACTGTAGGCCTGGACGTAGCATAGTGTTTAGCCAATTGGGATATTGACATAGATTCATAAAGGTCGACCAATTCGGCCTTGGGTGGGAGTGCTAATTTGATGCTCATGGTTCTATATATGAGTTCTTGGGTTGGAAACTAGATCATAAAAAAGAAGGCCCGAAGGCCTTCAATTTAACTTATCAATCTAAGTGATTGATTTTGTTAGCAGACTACATGATATTTTGGACAATTAGTCTGCGGTAATACACGTTGGTATCTTCTTCAAGGGCGCCAGATGTATCTGGTGTGGTTGATCCCTTGGCGAATGGATTAGGCACCATTGCATATCTGGTCTTCAAGGCCATCTTAGGTTGGAACGTGTCGGGATCCACGGCTCGTAGTGTTTGTAGCGGCACGTACGGGCAATAGAACAGACCAGCATCGAAGGCGTTAGTTCCCTTGTAGCCAACAACCAGATAGTTGCCACCAGCATATGGATCAATGTAGACCTTATACTTACCGTTTAGGATGCCGGCAAACGTGTTACCAGTATCGTCGACAGTCAGGTTGCCGTTCTTGTCTAGGGCTGGGGTATAATCCAGAACACCGGCCATTTGAAGGGCAGAAGCCACATCAGACGAACAGATGATCAGGTTACCACGACCACGACGTGTTTGTTGGGCGATCTTGTTAGCTTCACGTTCAACTTGGAACATGAGACCCTTGAACTTCTCAACTGACCAACGGCCGTTTGAGTCGGTGTCCAGGTCGAAGATACCTGCAGTAGTTGTACCTTCAGAAGCACCGCGGACAGCTGTCACGTTGATTGAACGAACAACTTCACGGTTGATTTCGGCGATAATTTCACCAGAAAGGATGTTTGAGAGTTCAGTCTCAGCATCCAGACCATGGACAGCCTTAAGGTCTTGAGCTAGCTCGATTGACCATTCAGCCTTTAGTGCACGGCCAACAGCTGTTGCTGTAACCTTCTCGATGCTGAAGCCCATTGCAGGGTACGTATTGGGGTTGCCTGTTGTACCACCTTCCAGGTTGGCTGTTGCCACACCGGTTGAGTAGTTATAGAGTGATGCGTTGGCCAGCACTGTGGTTTGGGCTGTGTTACCAGGAACCGTACCGATATGCTTGTTGCCGATGGTATTAGCACCAGAACGACCAGACGAGAAGGCAGTGTTCACTTCGTTGTAGAAGGTCTCAGTGCCAGTTTGGTTCGAGTAGCGTGAACGCATTGCGAAGATCAGGCCAGTTGGACCAGTCATCGGCTGCACACCACAGATGTCATAGGCCATCAGGTTAGGTGCTGTACGACGTACCAGGGAGATTAGAAGTGGGTCGAAGTTGGCAATACCTGCGCCGGTAGCGTTCGTAGGAGCGCTTTCGGTTAGAAGTGCACTTGACCCAGGAGAAGCACCTTCGGCTACTCCCATTTCTCTTTCAGTGTTTTCCAAAAGAGTGGCAGTTGTAAGACGGCGCTGACGATCCTTAATAGGAGCTAGGTCATTGTGATCTAGAATGTCTCCCCACTTACCTAGAATCTGTTCGGCATCATACGCTTGGCTCATTGTTTTCTCCCTGTTTAGGCTTTTGTTTTATTTATAAGTTTGTAGTTTTGAAGTATTAGTGGGCAACTGTTCTAGAAATAGCATCAGCATAACGTCTCATTTGAGGGCTGATTACTTTCTTATCTTCTTCATCAAGCTCATCTACTGTCTTACCAGCAGATTCTTCGACAATTAGACCTGTTTTACCGGCGACTGGCTTCTTTTCGATTAGACTTTCGCGCAGGGTTTGAACTTTATTGCGGAAATCATCTTCGGTGTCGAACGATACACCTTCAGACAGAGTCTTCAGCTTTTCAACCTGAGTTGCAGAAAGACCTTCAGCAACTTCTAGAACGATATCACTAGAGATACGATCTTCTCTTTCAGCGATGAGCTCTAGTGCTAGAGCAGTACTTTCGTTCAGGCGGGCTTCAAGATCTTCGACGGTTTGGGTTAGTTCATCAACCACGTCGTACTTGTCGTCAGGAACGTCGATATAATGATCTTCAAATAGGGTTTTCAGACCACCGATGAAGTCCTCAGCAATTTCAAGACGTAGTGCACCGTTGATGGCTACTTCGTTCTTTTCCATCCACTGTTCAGTGACGTACGAAAGATAGCGATCTACCTTCTCAACAAGCTCAGCTGCTTGATTTTCTAGTTCTTCATCCAGGGCTTCTTGGAATTCTTCTGCTAGAGAGGCCAGACCAATTTCGACTTGAGCACTGACGGCTGCTTCGAAGATCATTGTGGCTCTGTCCTTAAGGTCCTCAGAGAGATCCTCACCAAACATGCTGTCAATGTCTTCCTTGATAGACTCCTTCATTGCGATAGAAGCCTTGTTCTTTGCTGCAGCGCCTTCAGGCACGCCGGCCGATGAATTTCCGACTTGTGCCAGAGAATCATTTAGGAAATGTGACAAATCTTCAGATGACATTCCGGCCATCTTTGAAAGAGCGTTCTGAAGTAGCTCGGTCTTGCTGCCTGGCTTCAGAGTATCTGCAGCTGCAGTTTCGTCAAGTTCCACTGTTTCGTTAACGGCCATTATCTGAGACTCCTTAGGTTTTGAATTATTTATAAGATTGTGAATTTGAGATGTTTTGAATAAACTTAGTGAAGGCCTTGAACTTGGCTTGCTCGGTTAATTGACGAGATCTAGCTGCAGTTTCAATATCTTCTCTAATTTCTTCTAGTTTTGCTGGAATGAACTGGCCATTACTCCATACCCATTCCTTTGATTCCATAATCCCGTTCACAAACGCATCAGGAGCCGAAGGATCAGCAACGATATCGGCAGCGGTGGCAATATGGAAATCGTTTTGGACTTCGTTGATGCCTTGACTATTCATCTTTAGTGTACCCATACCACGCGAAGAAACTCCCAATTGGGCGCCTTCAGCGATTAGGTTGCGAACGATGTTCCCCATCGGGGTATCAAGGATCTTGGCCTTACCAATAAAATTGTTGCCTTCCTGCTTGATCGATTTGATCATGTGGGAGACGCGATCGAGATTGATAGTTGGGCCAGCTGGGTGTCCAAGTTCACCGTAAGCTCGGCCTGGATTAATATTCTCAGTAACGTATCGGTTAACTTCTCTAGAGAGGATCTCCGGAGGATAAATTCTGCCGTTGCGGTTCTTTACTCCGGCCTGTAGGAATACGCCTTCAATAAACAGGCTCTTCTTGCCTGTACTATCAACAGCCTCTTCAATTACGCCTACGTTCTCGATAGTTTCAGTGATCAGCTTCATTATGGCACCAATGGTTGAGTGTAGTAATCTGAGGTACTGGTTTGCTTCTGGAGTTCAATCATGATGGCTCCGTTCGTGGCTCCGACGAGTTCTATCACAACATTTGCAGCAGCATCGACATTAAGACTCATTCCAGATCCAGCATAGTCGATCATCGTTGATGAATCTACGACTGACACTACGTTGGCTCCGCGTTTGATGACCCAATACGCCGCGTTGCCAGATGGAGAACCCGCAATGATCTGAGAAATGTATGCCCCAGTGACAATCTCATTGCCAGATGCGATATTGGATACAGTTGAATTACCGACAACGATCACATTTCCAGAATTCGCTGAAGCGTGAATAACTATCGATGCGTTTTTCTTGTTGGATGTGATTGTATATGCCATGAATTATCTACCGTACTCGTTATCTTCGGTTCTGTCTTTGATGACGCGATCGTGGAATTTCTTAATTTCGTCATGCGTGTCGGTCTTTACTGCTTCTGTTGGTTTATTCAACCCCCATGGTCTTTGAACGTGGGTTGAATGTCCATCAGAAGAAATCATTGAAAGTTCACCGTCGCGGTGATGATCAGATGGGTGTTTATGCTTTGCGAAGATTGAAACGCCCGACTTGTGGTGTTTCACCCAAACGTCATGTTTGGGTCCTTCGTTTGCGTGCTTAAACCCATGTGCTGCCAGACTGTCGTGAATTGCTTCATGAAAGGCTTTAGTATTGTCTGCACTGCGCTTTTCGTATGCTACAGCAGCTCGGTCACCAATGGTTTTAGTAGCCTTATATGACCCAGCCTGTCTTTTACTAATAGTTGCCTTTTCAGCTTTAGACTTTGGTCCGCGCTTGTGCCCTAGAGCATCTACCTGAGCTTTAGCCTTCTTTTGATATGACTTCAGAGTATCATCAGAAAGCTCTGTGATCAACTGTTCCATGATTGCTTTGTGTTCTGTTGTGATAGCCATTAGACCCACTTTCCTTCCCAATTTTTTCGTTTCTTTGTGACGTGGATGCGAACATGCGATGCATCCTGCGGAGAGATCTTTGGCGGTCTGTTATTCTTGTTCCCGCCGGCCGCAATTCTCTTTTCGTTGTTCGGAGAATATTTCGCTGCGTTGGGGTTGTTCTTTCCTAGACGCCCGTAAGCAGCCACTTTGAGTTGCTCATGATGCTTTCCTTCAGCCCGCATCTTCTTGTTGTGGTCCTTGACCATGTTTTGAATTTGCTTGATCTTGGCCTTACCTTCAGGGGTATGGTGGTTAACAGCACCAACAAACCCAGAGTCATAGGCCTCTTGGAGCGCTTCGTCAAGGTCTTCTTTGGTTAAACGGTCAGTAGCCTTAGAAATTCCAATTGCTCTAGCCCCGACGCGTTCTCGATTGTGGCCAACGGCAGCCTTGGTTTTGCTCTTGCCGGCCATATTGGCATGGAAGGCTACATCTGTTGTGGCTCTTTTGATGTAACGTCCTAGCAAAGGCTTTGAAAGTTCGTTGATGGGGGTCTGTTCTGTCACAGCTTCTTCTCCCGAGTCATCTTCGTAGATCTCAGCATCTTCGCCTGGATTATATCCATGTCGTTCCTTGGCTCTATCGATAGTTTTGATGTTTGCAGCATTGAATACGTCATCGCCGTTACCGTTGCGGTCTGGGTGTTTAACGATCACGTGCTTCAGGCGGTGCTTTAGACTTGGGTCGTTAACCTTGACGAATTTCTTTTCTTCGTCTGGAGTCTTAGTCGTCATCTTCATCGAACCCTTCGATGTCGTCAAAGTCGATGTCATCGAGATCGATCTCACCAAAGTCTGTATCGTCGTCATCGTCAACATCAAAGTCGGTATCGTCAAATTCGACGTCATCATCTTCATCTTCATCTGGTTCAGCAGACTCAGAAACTAGCGCGCTAGCCAGGGTTTGCTTACGTAGAAGAATGGCTTCGGCGATACGATCTTCCATTAGTTCATCGAAGATTTTCTCAACATCAACTGGCGAATCATTCAATGATTCTACAATCAGATCTGAAATTTGGTAGGTCATATGCTTCTCCTAGAATATTATGTAGTATTTATACTATTAAGACTTTGTTCCGGAACGCCTTGATGCTATCTCTTGCTTGGCGGCGAGACCTATTGCATCTTGTCTGTTGGCCAATTTTCCTAGAATTTGTGGGGGTTCAGAAGATAGGTCGATCTGCTGGTTTCCTGGATCATTTGAATCCGAGCCCGATCCACCATCACCTACCCCTGGGTTCTCCGGGGCCCCACCATCGGGCTCACCAGACATGTCTGCTGGAGGATTATACTGTTCGTTGTCGAGCTCTTCTTTGATTTCTTTATCGATCTCGTCAATTTCTTCTTCAGTTTGACGTAGAACTGTTCTACGGATCCAACTATGTGAATAGTACTTTCCAGCATAATCATCAACATCTCTAAGCATTGCAATTCGATCACGAAGAACTTCAGTTTCCTTGAGCTCGTCAAAATAGTTATCGGTAGCAAACTTAAATCTAATTTGGTGCTTGAACTCTTCCCAATCCTCAGACGTGATGATATTCTTAAGGATCAGTTGAGTTTCAAGTAGCTTTAGGAACAGAACTGAGAATTTCCCACGCAGCCGGGTAATGAATTTGGAGAATTTTACTTCATCTCGCGATATTTCGGTAGCTCTACCGAAGGAGAAGGTCGACTCAGGCTGTAGTCTAGAGATTGGAACGTTCAGAGCCTTGTATAGGTTCTGTTGGAAATACTCGATATCATCGATCTGTGAGAGGTTCTGCCCGCCAGGTAGGGTGGTGATTTCAGTTCCACGACCACCTTCACGTCTCGGAAGCCAGAAATCCTCCAGCATGGTCATGAACTTGCGATCATCACGGATTTCGCCGGTCGCAGAATCGTAGACTAATTTGTTTTTGAAGTTGGCCATGACGCTCTGGACGTACTGTTCAGCCTTGGCTTTGGGCAAATTGCCGACGTCGATATAAAATACTCGACGTTCTGGGGCTCTCGAGATACGATAGATGATCAGCGAGTCCTCAAGGGCTCTAAGCTGATTTAGGACCTTCAGGGCCTTGTGAAGATACGAAAGGATCATGTCTCCCTCGGTATTGGTTAACCCAGAGGAAACGAAGACGATGCTGTCCTTGGCAATGCGAAGTGTATTTCCCTGAGTGGTGTTACCACCCCCATATCCGGATGATTTTCCCTTAAACCCTCTATCAGAGTAGATATAGTACTCTGATGACGTTTCTGTCACAGAAACGTTGGTGTTAACCTTACGTTTACGGGTTTCTACAACCTTGCGCATTTTTCTGGAGTCTACGTAACGAAGCTCCTTAATCCCATCAGCAACGTTATCCTTATCAACGATTACGTGATAGTATAGTCTTCCATCAATATACCATCTACGGAAGATTTCATATGCATATTGGTTGAATTCTAACAGATTAAGAATATTTTGGAATTCATCCAGAATTAATTTCTTGATATTGGCAGTAACTTTAACGTCATCTAGAACCAATTCGACAATCGGCTTATCATCTTCTTGGACGATAGCATCATTGATGACGTTATCAATGGCCATATCCATCTCTGGCTGCTGGGCAGCATCCCGATACTTAGTAACTAGTTCCGCTTCATTTTTAATCGACCCGTCAAGGTCTACGTACGTTCCATACACGCCCCCGGCTTGAATAGTTGTAGCACCATCGTCTTCCTGCTTAGGAACAAAGGAAACTAATTTTTCCTTTTCCTTATCGGAAATACGGGAGATCTCAAACCCAAAAAGTTGTGCCAAATCAATACCCTATCATAAAATTAGTGGTGGGAAGGTTATTCCCCACCACCATCGCCAGTTGGACCAGGAACCACGGTCCAGAAATCATATGCAAATGTTACCGGGAACAACTCAATTTGATCGGTTGCATCCCAGGCTAGTTGAATCTCTCCAACTTCTTGAGGCCAAATTCCGTGGAATTTATAGGTTCTAAGCGCTTGGCCATTCTTCCCCATTTGGGTAACCAGGGCAGTCCCTTGCGTCAATAGTGCAGAAGCCCCGGGGAATCGTCTGATATTTCCTTCTGGGGAATTGATGTCATGAGACCACTTTTCAATGGAGTTACGTACGAGGAAATCCTCGTCGTTCATGACATTAACGTTCCAGGCCGAATAGGTTCTATCACCTGGGACTGGGATCGTTCTTCCGAAGTACGGAACATTGATCTGTCCCAACGTGCTCGGCGGGATTGATGCAGCCTGGACCATGAAGGGAACCTTCAGATCGGCGCTCGAGTCTGAGGGGTTGCTAAACTGCACATAGAATTGTGTAGGTCTAGCACCACCGTAAGTAAGTTGAGATTTGATCTCGTTGACGTTGAAGCTCAAACGCGTTTCTCCTTTAGTATTCTATATATTAGCCGTTGAAAGAGCCGACAACTTCTGAGAATTCTACCCCAGAGCGGACTGCTACGAAGTTGAGTTGCACAAAGTTGATCGAACGGTTTGGCTTAACGTAAATATCACCAACGAATTGGTTGGCATCAATAACCTGGGCCGTGTTGTTTGTTTCGTCGCAGACCACTCTAAAGTCCGTGATACCTCTACGACCTTTAACGTCTCTCAGGAACGGCTCAACGATGCTACGGAACTGCGCTCTAGTGAATTCATCGTTGAACTCGAATAGGGTGAAGTTTGCCGCGCGGCTGATGGCCTTTCTAAGGGTGATGAAAAGTCTACGCACGTTGATGCGATCAAAGGCGGATGGCTTAGATAGCCCAGTCTTGTCACCGTACAGGACAGTTCCTTGACCTGGGAAGGTCACGACTGGGTTGATGTTCAGCTTGTAGAGATAGTCACGATCGGTCTTGTTGGGGTTCCAAGCCAGACGCACAACGTTCTTGATCTGTCCACGGTTGAAACCGCCTGGAGAGAACCATGGATCATTGGTTTGATCCGTACGGGCCGCCAGGCCAGCGATATCGCCATTCAGTGGAATATAGCGATAAACGTCGTTGTACTTATCGTATTGGTACTTGTATCCAGAGTCCATCACGTAATATGATGACGAACGCAGAGATTGCTTAAACACGCCAACGTCGTTGTATTCGTCACGACCTGAGTTGTTTACCACATCATCCTTATCAGGAGACACGAACACGACGAGATCCTTGCGGACTTCGGCCAGGTTGTCGATCAGATAGTTGGCCATTTGTTCGCCATTGGTACCACCCTTGGCCTTACCAGCCATGAGTAGAGACACGTCGATATCTTCAGCTGATCTGAATTTATCATATGCAGTGGCGATGACCCCAACAGAAACGTTGGTTTCATTGTCACCATCAGAACCGTTGATGAATGATACCGTTAGGGGCTTGGAGTTGGTTGACGATGCGATTTTGGCTGAGGTGTTTGAAACCGCGTTGGTGCGATCCTTTGAGTACCAAATGTAACGTGAATTGTTGTTGATAACCGTCTTGTAGTAGTTAACTGCACCATCTGAAGTTTTAGCATCAGAAGCACGAGATAGCCCCTTATAGACCTCTAGGATCGTACCTGGAACGCCTGTGAACTTACCATCTTCGTCGGAAACAACAATATGGACTTCATCGTTGGCTACCGTATTACCGAATTGGGCCACGTAGCTGGATTGTCCAGGAGCTGAGTCGACTGCGTTATAATATTCCCAGTTACGATAGATTGTAGTGTCTGTCACGTTGGCTGACAATGAATATAGTGACTCGAACCCTAGAGTGAAGAACCCTCTGGCTACTGAATTAACGACTGAGTTACCAACTGTACCCAAGCTAGTGATGCGAACGAATTGTTTACCAACGCTAGAGTTACCGGCTTGCAAAATATCACCAACAACCAGCTGTGATTGCACGGTCGTTGCGGCTGCAGCCATGTCTGTGTTGGTGATGGTTGTGTTGCATGCAACCAGAACAACGTTTGCCGTATTTGAGCCTACGGTGAATGTAATGATAGAAGCGGTTGAGTTTGTATATGATACGGTGAATATAAGTGAGATATTTGAGCTGTATTGGTTAGCCGCATCACACACCGAGATCTTCAGCGAGTTGCCAAGCTCACCAGGGCAACGGGCGATATATTGAACGCCTGATTCGAACGTAGCTTCCTTGGTTAGATAATCGTCTTCATTCTTCACCAGGTGCACCAGGTTTGAAGTGATGGCTGAAGTGTTGGCCATCGCAGAAAGTACACCATTTGCTCCGGTAGCGTCTGATGTGTTGGCTGCACGGGATACGAAAATGCCATCTGAATATGATAGGAAGTTGGCTGCAACAAACCAAGTTTCTGGGTTATGGTTAGTAGGCTTTCCGAAGCGATTAACTAGAGTGTCTTCACGATCGATAAGGACAAGCTTATCAATTGGGCCCCAACGAAATACCCCGGCGATTGCGCCTTCTGTGGTAGATACTGCAGCCGGAACTGTTGTAAGATCAATTTCTGTAGTGTTTACGCCTGCGGACACTGGAAAGGCCATATTATGGAGCTCCTATATGAGTAGAATATTCTACCGATATTTATAGAATGCAAGAACTTAGGTAATTGTCACCAAGAGAATTCATCTTTATAAACAGGCATAGGTTCAATGTTCTCCGCCGGCTCATTACCGTCATCGAATATTCCAAACGGAATCATCTCTTCTTCAATCATTTGGACGTTCTTCTCATACAACGACAATCTGACGTCATTCTCAGTAATAGCCTTGAAATACGCCTGATTTGTTAACCATGAGAACAGAACACAACACATAACCATATCATCATGGCCTTCCTCGGCTTCGTATGATTGGCCCTTCTGGGAAAATCTGGACATCTCGTAGATGGTTTGGTAGTCGTTAATGATAAGCTGATCGCCTTCGACCAACGATTTGAAGTTGGCACACCCGATTCGCTTGACTGACTTTGTTGTCCTAACCCCAAAGTGAAATCCACCAGAGAACCCACCGCCTACTACCTGTCCATCTCTTCCTGAGTTAGTTGATGAAATAACTCCCTCGTATTCCAGGTCGTAATGGAGGATATCTGCCACCTGACCACCAATATCGTTGGTCTCGATCAGAACCAGTGCATTGTTGTAATGCTTGGCCGCAGAAAAGATGAAGTTGGGGAAGATCAGCGGTGAGACCAGGTTACTTCGATAGACTGCCACCTGCTGGTACGGGAACTTGGTTACGTCAAAGACCACGAAGGCTGAATAGTCACCGCCAACACCTCTGGCCACGTCAGCGACAATTATATAGGTTCCGGCTGGGTCTGGCTCTTTGTAGATCTTGATGGTGTTGAAGTTCCCGACCGGGTTCCTGTGAACTAGTCGTCTTAACACAACGGCGCTGATCAGAGTCATCGAGCTGCCTAGGAACTCGCAGTTGTGTGATAGTAATCCGTTGGTGTAATATTGTTTTTGCTTTTCTACATCGATGCATTCATAGAATTCATTATTACCATGAACCAAATCTATAGATTTTACTTCTTGAATACTATCTTGTCCATAAACAAAATCACCAATGACCAAGTCCTTTGCTAATTTCCACCCAGTCGTCGTCGATAATTGGTGTTTTTGACTACAAATAAGCGAAGATTCATTGGTTTTTACAACATATGAAAGTTGCTTAGTGGTCTTTTGTAGCCCAGAAAAATCAGACCAGCCATCAGGCGTCAATATTGAAAATCGATTATTACGTCTATACATCTGCCCAGGACTTTCTTCTTAAGATATTCTTCATTCCGGTTGTTGTTAGATTATATCGTTTGTGGTGTTTATTGATGAATGCAATTTCATATGTTATTGGAATTCCGTTTTTTGCAATGGTCCCAACAGCACTGAGCAACTCGATATCATTGCGCAATTCATATTCAGCTCGGATACTTTTCACATCATCGATCGATAATTTTGAAGAGCAGCGTTTTCCTTTTCGACGGGCTCGAACGTCCTCTGACATTGAATATTTTTTCCCAACATTCCATGGGATGTAATTTTTCTTAGCTTCAGACATACGCTGTCTACTTTCAGCCGAAAATTTGAATCCTAGTGTTGATTTAGGATTCATCCCCTTACCGTTAATAGTTAGATTGAGACCGTTGTTGTATGTGTCATATTCTTTGATATACTCTTCTTCTTTATCCCAACATTCTTGATATGTTCCTTCATACAAGATCTTGCTTTCTAGTATTCCGGAAGAAAATCTAGTACTTAATCTATGGGTCGCCAACCTATTTTTAAATGATATTGCAATTCCAATATATTCAAGCCCGTCTGTTCTTGTAATTTTGTATACTACTGGCATATTCTCCTCCAACAGAGAATATTTATAAATCCTATGAATTCACACTAAGAAATTCCCATAGTTCATCTGCTCTAATCTCCATTATTACTCCGGTATCACGATCTAAAATGGTTAATAGTGTTGACCCATCAACACATTCGAACTCTTGGTTGAACTGTTCCTGAGAGGTGTTCCGGATCTGTTCTTTAGCCCATTCCTGGGTTCTTCCTGGAACGTTAGACCAGTGCACAGAAACTCTAACGTAGCTGTTTCTGTCCTCTTCCGAGTCTACCCAGATCTTATAGAAAAGGTTGAGGCCATTCGGGGTTGATGTGATGATGATCTTGGTTGTCGTACCAGACGAGATGGTTGGATACACAGAAGCCCAGAATTCCTCCTGGATGTTGTTGGGTACGAACGCAAACTCGTCGAGGTAGATGCAGTTATATGACCCACCACGAAGTCCGTTGTTGGACGTGGCGGCGGTCATGATCTTGGAACCGTTCTCCAGTTCGATCGATCCTTTGTTCCAGATAACGACCCCTACTTGCATATATTTGGGGAGGTTTTCATACATCAGTTGGATACGACCGAGGATCTCTCGGGCCTGAGCAGCCTTGTGGGCCAGGATGGCGATCGAATAGTTTTCAGAGAATAGAACCTTCCACATGAAATACGCAGCCACGGTAGTCGTCTTTCCCACCTGACGTGGCATCTTGGCTATATTGAACCTATTGGCGTCGAAACTGAGGATCATCTCTTCTTGGAAATCCCAAAGTTCGAACAGGATCAACCCGGCATCGACGTTGATGATCTTACAGTACTTTCTGATGAAGTAGATTGGATCTTTACGACATTTAGCCAGCTCAAAGATCTCTTCAGCAGTAAAGGTCTGCTCAACGTTTGATCTTTTGAGGTTGATATTGCCGTTATAGGTTGTAGGCTTATCCAGCACTATCTTCATCCATCTTTTGCAGCATCTTATATAGATCTGCTGTCGACCCAACGAAGATATTGTTGGCGATGGGGCCAGTTGAGTTGTTGGCTTCCTGCTTATGCATATCCACTTTACGCTTACTGATATCAACCAGAACTTTGTTGGCATTCACGATGCTGTCCATCAATTTACCAACAACCTCAAGATCCTTAGCATTCTGGGACTGGCCGGCAATTTCAGCTGCAGCTTCTAAAGCGCCTTCCCCAGTCTTGATCACCTCAAAGATGGACTCCTTAGCCCCGTCGATGATATCAACGGCTTCCTGTTTTTCCCCGGTTAGCTTGATTGCTGGGATATCAGGTAGTTGTCTATCATCTTTGGTGGTAATTACTACTGGTGTCACATTCAAGACCTTCGCCATACTATTACGCATCAAATTCCTCATCAAACTCTATTATATACCCATAGTTATCATCTGCATCAATGTTTGCCACCCCAATAGACGCAGATGAATTAGAGGTGGGTTCGCCGTTGGCTGTTAATCCGGGAGTTGTTGTGATGGTTTCATATTCGACCCCGTTGCCGATAGCATCATCGATATCACCAGAAACTGGAAATAGATTGACGATGGCAGTCTTGATTGCTTCAATTCTTTTCGTGGGCCCGTAAAGGTATCCCTTCAGAGTGAATTGGAGTGTCCACGTAATAGTTCTGCGGCCATCAAAATCTCCCTCGTACACATCCTCCTGTGAGACGCCCGTAAGCACAACTGGGACGTCCTGTACTACGCCGAGTTCAGGAATGAGTGTCGCAGATAGTGTAAATTCTGGGGTAAAGTACGGAAGAATTTGCTCTACGATGCGCGTGGCGTCAGCCTGGTTCTTCGCCAGGATGGATACGGTGAAGTCAATGTTATATGGTACAGGGTTGTACTGATAAAGCTTCCTGGATTTGGCTGAATCTGCAACGGAGTAAAATTTTCCACGAGTCGTTGCTTTGCGGCTGCCATCGTAGGTTAACGCCCCCATCTCAAATGAGATGATAGGAAGAACTATAGCAGGAGCCCGGTTGAGTTCAGGGTCACCGTACAGCCTGGCCAGCATCTTTTCTTTGGGTCCATATGTTAACGGTACCTTAAGGCTTTGGATAGTTTCGTCATTGGAGTCAACTCGGTTGATATAGATCCCGTTGAACAGTGTGCCAAAAAGGGCTACGTATTTTCTGATGGTGTTGTGGAAAAAGGTTTCAGTAAACATTTAGATACCTGCCTCACCTTCTGAGAAAACGTCGACATCTGTCCAATCAATGATCGCATCGGCCTCGGCCTGTAGTTCATCAGTATCGGAGAAAGAATCTCCGACCTGAGTCTCAAGGTCATAAGCTGATTGGATGATAGCAAACCCATCAGAGTCAGTAATTACTAGATCATCGTCGGTCAATATATCATAGACATCCATGGAAGTCGAATACTTCTTTTCAAGGTTATCGATGATATCGATGCCGGTCTCAAGTCGTTCGCCAGAATATTCGAACAGCTCGCATCGAATATCATAGGTCTGTAAAGACCCCATCTGATAAAAGATGGCTTCATGCTCAACAAACTTGATTTGGAAAAGCTTTCCATTCAACGGAAAATAGATCAAGTCACCTTCTCTGGGTCTTGAGATGTCTACGTAAGCACCCACGTCTTCTTGAAATTTACGACGAGCAACAGTAAATGTAATTTGGTCACGGATCTGAATATTAAACTTGGAGAGAAAGTCACCATCTCCGGCAAATCCTTCAACGTTCTTGATATACATGTCTACAAGACACGGATTTGAGTATACTGAAAGTGGGTCTTCACCGTATACTGCATCAAACTCAACTATAGTTTTAGGAATATAGTATACATCGTGACCGTAGTGGGAAATTGACTCCACCACTAGGTCTTCAATGAGTTGTTGCTCTTGTGAGTTCTGAAAATTAGAAAAATAGACTGACGTAACGATGATGATTATCCAGTTCTGTCTAATGGCGGCAAACTGAATTCCATGGCCATGCGTTGCTCTAGATCTCGGATCTCGTTGACCGCATCATCGAGAATCTTCTCGCCGTTGTACGTAACTCCACCAGGAAGTTGCATGCCAACGAATTTGGTCAAATTTGACCCCCACTGCCGCTTGATCAAAGCTGTGGTATAATTGGCCAACCAACGGTCGCCCCAAGCATCTGTATACACGTCTGGGTCAACGATTTCATACGCCTCAACGATCAGCCATTGATTTTCCAGGGATGCATCCCAATTCATATCGACGTAGACTCGATCTTTGTGTCTGGTGTATCTGATGGGCTTTTGGCCGACCAGGAGTTCCTGTACGAGCGCCAGGTTTTGTCTGTTAAGGAAATACGAAACTAATCCGCCCCCGACATACATCTGAGCCCAGGCATCCAACGAGATCTGGTATTCCATAGAGAACACGTTTCCGGCGCCGCCACCAACGCCCAATGGAAAGATCCTCACCGCCCCGATGATATTCTCAGGGAGCGTGATATATTTGTTCGTAATGTCTGTGGTGGTGATCTGATGTTTGTAATACGTCATCTCAGCACCGTCGAAATGGTAGTCATAATAGTACTTCAGGGCTTCGTCGATGCGATCCTCTACCTGATCTGCGTCCACATTGATTTCGATGACAGGAAATCCCAATTTGCGTAAGCAAAAAGCCCTAAACTCATCCCGTGTGGTTGGCACTGCCATTTGTCACTCTCCTTAGTATGTGTTGGTGATCACGGGGTGATAGAACGTATTGTTGGCGTAGAATGTGTTGTTTGAGTCCCAAGAGATATACACGGTTGTCCCGTTTGGTGAAATCGTGAAACCAGTACTAGTTCTGTCATAAACAACGCCTGATGCTCTATCCAAGAAGGATTTGAAGATGGTATTCGAAGCGGTGTTCATCGTGGTTGGGCATGTTAGTTGAAGCTGAAGTGTATACGCTTCGATCTCACTGCCTGAATAGACGATAGATTGAACTGTGATAGTTTGGGCTCCGCCGGTACCACCAGCGTAGGTGTAGGGGTTAGGAGTTACTGCTGAGTGTGGTAGTGTCCCGATAACCGAGTTGGCATATCCGGCATCGGTATGTGTTCCATATTCCACCGGCACGCCCTCACCACCACCTATGGGGATCGCATAGCTTTCAGATTCGGCGTACATTTCTATAGTGTTAGTGTGATCAGAAATATTACCGGCGCCATAGAAATCTGATAGTTTGATCTGGCCAGACGTAGGTACTGCTGCGTTTTGCGCAATATTTTGAACGTAAGCTCCACCCTTATAGTATTCTGATAAGGCATGCTGGGCAACTCCGCCAAACTCGGCAACGATGTCTCCCATGCTTATTTGGCCACTAGCCTGAAGAACCATTAGTTACACCCACACGCACATGACTTATTTTCGATCTTTTCAGCAAGCTCTTTAACTGATTCCACCAACAGTGCTACAAGGTTTGCGTATAGAATGGTGATATAGTCACCATCGATGGGGGCCTGGCGGATGACTTCTGGAAGAATTGCCTGGACCTCTTGGGCAATTAATCCCACATGTCTGATGTCTTCATATCCATATGAAACCGCCAAATCGTTTGGTCTGAAATAAACGCCTCTGAGACTTTTCACCTTTTCCAAGGCGTTGTCGATTAGCTCGATGTCCTTCTTTAATCTAATATCAGAATATGAGGAGATCAATTCACCAGTAGCCCGGATTTCTCCGCTCTTGATTACCGTGGAGTTGGCGGTAGAATTGATGGTGGAGTTGCCTATAGTAATGGTCGATGTATTGACCGATAAGTTGGCTCCGACCGATACGTTAGCGGCGATTGATAAGGCTGCAGCAGACAACACCGTAGAGTTGGAAGACACGTTAACCGTGGAGTTACCGATGGCCATAACCCCAACGGCCGGCAGAGAATATCCAGTGGAGTTGATTACGGCATTAACCGTGGAGTTACCTAGGTTTATGGTTGATGTGGTGATGACAACGTTCGCTCCAACAGAAACCGTGTTCGAAGCCGCAATAGTGATGATCGACAGCGATGATGAGTTGGCAGTTGTATTGACTGTTGAGTTACCGACGGTAAACGTAGTGGAGTTGACGCTCAGGTTTCCGGAGATAACCAATCCCGTGCTAGTAAGTACTGTATTGACTGTTGAGTTGCCAATAAAGCTGGCAGTCGTGTTTGAATAGACGTTGGCTCCTACAGCGCTATTTGTCGTAACTGCAGCAGTTCCTATAGTAAGAACTGAGGTATTCATCGAGGCATTTACTGTTGTGTTGCCAAACACCAAGGAAGTTGTATTCATTATGGCGTTGGCTGTAGTATTACCAAAGCTGAATCCTAGGGTGCTATATGACGCTGTTATTGTGGAGTTTGTGTAGGCAACAGCTGTTGAGTTGACGGTTGAGTTAACCGTAGTATTGCCAAAGGATACCGTATTCGTAGTCTTGTTGAATACTAGTCCCGCAGTAGCGCCAAACGCACCAGAATCGTTGAACTGTACGTACGTGTTTGATCCACCTGGAGTTCCGGATCCCCCACCTGACGTTACTGCGACGTACGAACCGTTGGCATGCAAGAAGACGTTCGTTGCTGAGACGTCTGCTGCTGCAGGGACAGAGATCGTGATGTTGGATGTTGAGTTCGAAAGCTTCAATGCAACCGAGTTGGCCACAACGTTGACTGTTGCGTTACCCCACGACGTACCAACTGTGGAGATCTTAACGTTAGACCCCACGGAGATGTTGGCAGAAAATGACCCAGCCCCGGTGGAGACTGTCGACGAATTGGCTGTCGTGTTGACGGTCGAGTTGCCGATGAAAAGGGCAGAGGTGTTGACGGAAACGTTAGACCCAACGTTAGCGGTATCTGAAACGCTGATGTTGGTATAAGCTTGGGCTGGGGCAGTGATCGAGGATGAGTTGATGACGGTGTTAACGGTTGAGTTACCGATCACGATAGCTGTCGTGTTGATCGTAACGTTTGCCCCAACGTACACACCGGTGGCTACGTTGATCTGGTTATTGACCACAAGGCCATTTTTGACTACAAAGTCGCGGCTAGTTGCCATCGTTGAGTTCCCTTTCCCTCAATCTTTTCTTATATTTATCCAGACAAGAAAGCAAAAGCGTTGCCGATTCTAGTAATAAGCTTCCTCAACAACACAAATGGACTAGCATCTGATATGTATTTCATGGATTCTGTACTGATATAATACAGATGTGGGCGACCATCTTCGAAGTATCGTAAGCTTCCATAACTCATGACACTGCCCACCTTCCAATGTTAACGCTACCTGCTGTTCCGTCGATATCGACAACGAAGGTAAAGACGCCATTCTCCCCAGCAGTAGGAGTCGTACAGGTCACTTCCACCCATGTGTTAGTAGATCCGGAGAACGTATTCATTACCAAGTCTGAAGCATTCCCTGTCATCAGGTAGTTGGATTTCAGGATCAGTCTAGGTTCGTTGCCGTTGTACGTGTTCAGCTTATAGATTCTGACTGAGATGTTGGCAGTTGTTCCAGAATTCACTTGAACTTTACACGGTGAGCTCTCGAACTTAACGTTTGCTGACTGGGGAATTAGTTGTTCAGAAACGTTTTCTGACCCATACGCAACAGACGTGTTCGACTGTGAGATGTTGTTCCCACCCCACGTTGTTTTGTAGTTGTACGTGTTTCCGGCAATCGTATGAAGTTTGATATACGACCCAAGAGCCATAAGATCTAGGTTACCGGCCATGGTAGTAGTTGCTCCTAGGGTCGGGTTTCTCATGGTGATCTGTGGCATAAGTCGATACGAGAAGAATCCACCGTTTCCGATCATGATGTCCCTGTTAGTGGCGATCGTATAGTATCCGGTGGCCAAGCTGAATTTGGGGTTCTCGAAGATCATCTCGGCATGCCCAGAATCAAAGTTCAGGGCATCGGTCATAGAAAATGTCGTATCGCCTGAGACGATAGGGTTTCGGAAGAAATATCTAGCAAACATCCCGTTTGTGCCGGCATATTGAATGCCGGTTGTATCTCCTAGAGAGAGGAAATCTGAGAATACCCCATTGGCCATGACCATACCGGCTGATTGTGATGTGACGTCAACCATTGATATACCGATACTATTTCTGATCGTTCGTAGGTTGTGAATTACGATATTCGCCGGAATAAGGTTTGTATAAAACGCCCGGCTACATCCACCGTGAATTACAACGTTAGATACTGCATTAGCGGTGCCTGAAACTACTTCTGTCTTGCTTGACCAGAACAAACCATATTGGCATCCAACAATAGCTGAGTTGGTAATAGGGCCCTTGGTGCCAGAGACGAAGATGCCATATGTTGGTCCTCCTGTCCAGCCGATGATAAGGTTGTTGTTATACGTATTAGTTGACGTTATGGCCGAGAAAATGAATATTCCATAGCTTCCCGAAGTTCCACTTGTTCCCTTCCAAATTACGTTATTTGAAACATCCACGACACCTGTAGACGTTGGTGAAATATAGATGGCAGAGTATTCAAAGTCGGTAATAGAACAATAGTTAACCGAGTTAACTCCTCCAGCACCTGGCACCAAGTTTATTCCGTATTTGTTGGTTCCACCACTAGATCCCATGTATTGAAATTGAGCCCAGTCTGCATCAAACGTACACGTTGCAGACCCCATGACAAACGTAGTGAACGTCGACGTAACAGCTCTGACGATCACATTTCTGGTAATCAGGCCAACTTCAGCAGCAAATGGTGTAGTTCCGGAGTGTGCAAATGCTAATCCACCTCCGGCCCCAGCAAACCCATCGACGGTTAGTGTTGATGCTCCAGCAGCACCATTGAGTGCGCCGGCTTCGCTCTGAGCAACAGTTCTTGTTGTCGTGGTCACAACGATGACGTCGTTATCCAGCCATCCCGTGTCGGTGTCGACACCAAGTGATGTTGAAGCAATTGCTTCGTCCGTGTTAAGATAACACCAAGTAGCTGATTTTCCGGACGTTCTAGACAACCCCTGAATAGATACGTTGGCCAGGTTTCTCATGATCAACCCAAAGTCACCGTCGGCAGCGCAGTCGAATTCCAGAATTGCGGTAGAGTTTCTGGGGATCTCAGCTCCAACAGATCCCATATTGAAGATACCGTTGGCGTAAACCTGCAGGTTTCCGGAGATCCGCATCACATAGTTCGTAGATGCTGTTGTTCCATACGATAGAATTCCGCCAGTTGAGATATGAACTGCAGCTGATGTGTTTGCAGTTGCTGCAGAGCCGTAATCAGTAGCAGCCGTAGAATCCATGGTTACTGATCTGACGATTTTAGTTCCTGTCCCAGTATGTTCCGCCGTGATAATAACGTCATCACCGGCTGCTGGAGCTTGGGTTGTAGTTCTGCGCAGGTATCTAGACCAGTTTCCTGCAGTAGCATTTCTGAAAAGCGTGATAGAAGAAGCCGATGAAACCAAAGCTCTTACTTGATAGTTGGTTGCGGCCAGCAGAAGCACTGGGGAAGCAAACTTAAAGAATACCCACCCGCCGGCCTGATCAGACGTACTCGACAGCGGAATATCTGCAGTATTAATGGTGACGTTTGCAACATCAACAGCCCCAGTTGAGTTATACAATTGGACTGTCATAGTACCGGTAGTTGTGTTTCTGGCTCCAATCTTAACACCAACACCATCAACAGTGATGGCGCCAGGTGTGACGTTGGCCGAAGAGACATATGATGTTGTCAGAGCCGTTGAAGAGGCCTCAGAATCCAGGTATGATGTGGAATCGACGATCCCCCAAGTTGAAGCCGATGTAAAGTTTCCGTTAGCGATCGCTGCTAGAACTGTCATTATGTTTTAGTTACTCCAAGTGAGACTGTGCATCTGGTAATTGTCGACGCTGAATCTACGTTAAATCTTAGTGTGCTACCGGCTGTGACAGTATTAGACCACCCGGTCAATGTCGAATCCAACGATTTATTGGATGCCGAGATCGTTGGTTTTGCTGAGGCTACGATAGAGTCTGCAGCGGTTGGTGGATAGTTGGCATAGGTATCTTTCCAGATATCGATCACGATGGACCCGTTTTGGTCTGCTAAAAGTGTCACTGAGTTGATCTGACAGTTGAACGGGATGGGAAGGTCTCCTTTGATCCCTGTTGCGATCACCGCTCCGCCCCCTTCGATGACGAACGGAATTGAAACCGTCGCAACTCCGACAGATCCGGTATAACCTAGATCACCTTTTGATCCTGTGTAACCGATAGCCCCCTGGGAACCGGCAGACCCTGTGTATCCGATAGCTCCTTGAGATCCTGTGTATCCGATCGCTCCTTGAGATCCCGTATAACCTATAGGCCCTTGAGATCCAGTGTAACCGATGGCACCTTGAGATCCCGTATAGCCTGTTACGCCTTGAGTTCCTTGGTCACCTTTCGAGCCAGTGTAACCCGTTGCTCCCTGAGAACCGGTATAGCCGATTGGACCTTGGTTCCCCTGATCACCTTTCGATCCTGTATATCCGATGACCCCTTGAATACCTTGATCACCTTGAGATCCAGTGTATCCGGTTGCTCCGGCTGCACCATCAGCACCTTTTGACCCAGTGTAACCGATTACACCCTGGATACCCTGGTCACCTTTAGACCCGGTGTAACCTAACGGGCCTTGAGACCCTACATCACCTTGAGAACCAGTATAACCGATAGGTCCTTGTGAACCGGTGTAACCTTGCGCACCGTTCGTCCCGGCAGACCCAGTGTATCCTAGTCCGCCGATCGAACCAGTGTATCCTGTGTCCCCCTTATCTCCGGTTCTTGCAAAGGTGATGACGATGTCTTCGCCGGCAGAGAACGATGAGGCCGGGCCCGAGACGAACGAACAATCTACCTTGAAATACCCGGTAGCCTCGGTTAGCCCACTGATTGTAAAGATAGCGAAATCGGTAGGGTCGATCGAGTTCGAGATCTTGAAATGGCCTTTGACAGCAGAGGTGCTGTCGTCAATGGTTCTCAGGAACTGTTGGATATCCGTAGCATGGATATCCTCATCGTCGATATACAGCTGGGTTGCCAGAGAGATGTCAGCGTTGTTGAATTTCAGAACACCGGTAGTTGGATCGGTATCGGACGTGTTGGTGGAGAAATCATAATAGAAGGTTGCGCCACCAAAATTTCCGGGGTCACCTTTCGATCCTGTATACCCCAAACCACCAAGCGATCCTGTGTATCCGGTAACTCCTTGAGAACCTGTATAACCGATAGGTCCTTGTGAACCGGTGTAACCAAAAGACCCAGTATAACCGACGTCACCTTTTGACCCAGTGTAACCCTGAACTCCTTGGATACCTTGAATGCCCTGAGATCCGGTGTAACCCTGAACTCCTTGAATTCCTTGGTCGCCCTTTGACCCAGTGTAACCGGTTACACCTTGTATACCCTGAATTCCTTGAGAGCCAGTGTAACCAATCAGGCCTTGAACCCCCTGCGATCCGGCGTAACCGGTATCACCGCGAGACCCGGTGTAACCCTGCGATCCTGTGTAACCCAGTTCTTCGATGGTCTGGGCAACACCCTGGGTTTTCTTGATAAATAGCTTACCATCAAACGTGTTGATTGCGATCTCACCGTCGTGTAGGTCGCTAGTTGATGGCCTTGCCCCAGTTACACCATTAGTTTTTAGGATGATCCTTGCGTTCACGGTATTTGCCATAATTGGCGAGCTGTCCTTCTAATGGAATCTTATTTGGTATTTATAGAAGTGAGAAGATGATGAATATAGCGATTATCGATCTAATTGGTCTTGAGTATGACGGATCAACTGTACAGCATAAAGGCCTTGGCGGGTCAGAATCAGCTGTAGTATATCTTTCTAAGGAATTATCGAAGATTGGATGCAACGTCACAGTCTTCAATAACGTAAAAGAGCCATGGCTAGACGAAACTGGTGAGACATCCGTGGTATATGCGCCATGGAAAACAATCGAAGATATCAAGGAAAAGGTTTTCGACGTTGTCATCTCATCAAGAACCTGCATTCCGTTTCTTAGGAATGATCTAGGCCATCCGTCCAAGATGACATGGAACGGGGTTGAATACGAGGTGGGCTTATTCAATGACATAGTCGAGAACTCCAAGTTCAAGGCAGTCTGGCTTCATGATACCTTCTGTGTCGCTGAACAGTTTCTTGAAGAGTTGGTCGTTGAAAAGCATATCGATCGTATCTTCACCCTGTCAGATTTTCATACTACGTACGTCACCAACAGCACACATGGCCAGCGTCGGAACTATGAGGTACTTAAGAATTCCATCTGGCAGACACGAAATGGTGTTAACCCCCATGATACGTTGGATGATGTAGAGAAGGATCGTAACCATTTCGTGTACAATGCTTCTGTGTCGAAGGGCCTAGGGGTTCTTCTTGAGGATATTTGGCCTCGGGTTAAGGAACTCATCCCTGATGCCTATTTGACGGTTATAGGCGGATACTATAATATGGGCCAACCTGACGAGCAGGAAAAACAATGGGTTCTGTATAGTACCGATTCCCGTTATCAAAAGTTGGCGGTTAACTTTACCGGAGTCATCACCCAATATGAGATAGCCAGGATCCTTAAGACTGCTGGATTCACAATTTATCCGTGTGCATTCCCTGAAACGTCGGGGATATCAACCCTAGAATCGTTATACTATAACACGCCCGTGATCACGTGTCGGTTCGGGGCCTTGGGCGAAACTGCGCTAAAGGCAGGATCCTATATGATCGACTATCCAGTCGTGCCAAATGACCTCTTTCCACATATCAGAAAGGGATGGCAGGTTCAAAAGTTCATTGATACGGTCTATCGAGCCTATGACGATATATACGGTTGGAAATTGAAGGTAGGAGCCTGTAGCCAGATCAAGGGACTGGTAGAATGGGACAAGATCGCCCTGGAGTGGAAGGCCTTCTTATATAAGGAACTGGACAGATATCTACCGGTCGATGAATATCGCAGATTGCAACGGACTTCTGTTCTGGTTGATAAGGTGTTCGAACGTAGGATTTCTGAACCTTCATCACGGCTAGAACATTATCGTAAAGAAGAGACTATGATCAACGTGGTCTGTGCCGTTCGTAATGCCCGTGATTATATTGCTGATTGCATCATGTCAGTTGCTACCCAGGACTATGATAACTGGAAGATGTTCATAACCGATGACGCATCCGATGATGGTACAGCAGAGATCATAAAAGACACTATCGCGTCTCTGCCTGAAGATCTTCAAAATAGATTCAAATTTGAAGTCAATGACACGCGTAGAGGCAGCTTAGACAATCAGGTTTATATGATGTATGAGTGTTACGGTGGATTGATCATGCTTCTGGACGGTGATGATAAGCTTATCCCAGATAATCAAATATTCAACAGGTATAACACAGACTTCCATGAAGATAAACTTGAGTTTTCATACGGGTCTTGTTGGTCTTTAGCAGATAAGGTACCACTGGTTGCTCAGGAATATCCAAACGATGTTAAAGAAGATTGTAGCTACAGAAGATATCAACACGCCTGGGGTATACCTTATACCCATCTGAGAGTTTTTACGGTCGACCTATACGACCGTATTAATAAAGAGCATCTCAAGATAGACAAGAAATATCCTATGGTCGGCGGAGACGTTGAATTGTTCTATCAGTTGCTAGAACAGGCCGATCCATATAAGATCAGAGCCTACCCACATATTACAACATACTACAACGACCTCAACCCCCTCAATGATTATAAGGTGAACCCAGTGGAACAGAATTTGGTAAGAGACAAATCAATTGGGCAGACATCAGTACCAGATGAACGTATCCTTATCGCCATTCCAACAGCCAAGTACATTGAACCAGAAACGTTCAAATCAATCTATGATTTGAAGATCCCGACCGGGTATAAGGCCGATTTTCAGTACTTCTTCGGATATCGTGTGGACCAAGTTAGAAATCTCATTGCATCTCATAGTATAGACCAATATGATTACATCTTCTTTGTGGATTCTGATATCTCGTTCCCACCGGATACATTGATTCGGTTGATCGCCGGTTTGGATGATTATACCGGAGCAATAGGTGGACTCTATGTCCAAAGGAATGAAGAGAACCAGGTTGAGGCCGGCCGAGGGGGTAATAGATTTTCGTTCAGTGCAGAGCCTGGCGTCTATAGAGATATGGATTGGCTTGGGTTTGGATGTTGCTTGGTGGATGTCAATGCGGTAAAGTCCATTAAATATCCATGGTTTGAATATCATCCAGCCATCGACCATGCCAACACAATCTCTGAGGACGCTGACTTCTGCCAAAAGCTTCGGGCTGCCGGGTGGCAAATAGTACTAGATACCCGAATTGTCTGCGATCACCATGGGGCTAAGGTATATCGTCCTACGAAGCCTACTCCTGCAATTATACCGCACACCAGTGACCCAGCGGTGCTTGAACGTTTGATCGAACTTGGAAATCAGAGACTTCTTCCCAACAACCATCGGTTGTATTTGGAGAAGATGAAGGAACAGTACCCCGATATCAAGACGATCTTTGATATCGGGGCTTGTGTCCTCCATTGGACTAATGAAGCCGCAAGAGTTTGGCCAGATGCAGAATTCTATGCTTTCGAGGCCATGAACGAAGTGAATCCCATCTATGATGAAAATATAAGAGTCAGTGGATATTTTACTGGGAAACTTCTGGGCGAAGAGGCCAGGTCGAATGTGCCATTCTGGAAGAACCTAGCACACCCGGGTGGAAACTCAAGGTATCGAGAAAACATCAACGTAAATCCAGAGGCCGAGGACTATTTCCCAGACAATTCAATGTGCATGATGAAAATGGTGACTCTTGATTGGCTTTGTGGAGATATTCTTAAGCCAGATCTGATCAAGATGGACGTCCAGGGGTCAGAGCTCGCGATCCTGAAGGGAGCAGTCAATATTCTTAAGAGTTGCAACCATTTGATCCTGGAGTTGCAGCATACCGAATATAATACAGGGGCTCCAATGGGGGCGGAAGTGATGATTTGGTTGGACCAAAATGGATTTAGACTTAAGGACGTCATCAATACCGAACTCCATGATGCGGATTATCACTTTATCCGAAAATAGTTGTGTACTTATTTGGTGGTTGTGATATTATAGGATTATGACCAAATACACCGCTGAAAAAATCGAAGCCCACTTCGCTGCTGCTCATGCCTGGTACGTCGATTGTGTCGATGATCTCATGGAAAATGCAGAAGATTTCGAAGATGCGGACGCCGAACTGATCGCCAATGATATCTGTGAGCAATCGGCCATTCCCATGACATGGTCATGGGCTAATGCGTATGATCTGGATGTTGTTTTTAAGGTGATTAATGTCTGATAAGCCAGTCTTTAGTTGTAATGAGCCATACACCAGAGATGAATCCGAGTGTTTTTACGTGAATGGTATTCAAGTAGGATATGCAAATTACGATGAACTTGGCTCAAGTGGGCAAGAAGCCGTCCGTGATATGTTTCAAAATATTGCCAAAGTCCTTGGTGTCACTATTGAATATATTGAAGAGAACGAAGAATAATGAAAAGGTTGCCGGTTTGGCTCATCATCGATGAGAAGTCTAAGAAGCAATTAGGCATCATTGATGGGTGCGATTCGTACTACAAGGCCTACGTAGAAGCCTGTGAGCTTCTTCCAGACCATAAGAAGAATTTAGAAGTTATTCGTGATGAACCGTTGGAGGTAATGTAATGGGAACACGGCATCTTATCTGTGCAATCGTCGATGGCGAATACAAGGTCGCCCAATATGGCCAATGGGATGGATATCCTTCTGGCCAAGGCCGTGACATCGCCAACATCCTTGTCTCAGCCATCAACACCGGCCAATATAAGGATCTCAGGGATCGGGTAAAGCGATGCCGGTTCTTGACTAAAGAATTGGCTAATGAACTAATCGATAAGTTGGAGATTCTCAGTAAAACTGATCACGAAGAATATTCTCGAGAATATTCTCGGATCATGGAGCCTTTCGATCGGGAGACAAGCGCCAAGATCTTCCAACTCATCCTGGATGAACCAAAGGGCCTGATGCTTCAAGATTCGTTGTCGTTCGGCAAAGAGCCATCTATGGGGTTCAGCTGTGAATGGTCCTATGTGGTAGATTTCGATAATGACAACCTGGAAATCTACAAGGGTGGCCTCAACGGCAAACCAGTCAAGACGATCAACGTCTATCAACTTGAACGCAGCTTGGTCCCGGGTGGACCTAACGGACATATCTGGGAAGGATAAAGAAATGGCTATCAAGACAATCAATGATATGCGATATCGGCGCCGTGAGATCGATCTTAGTGGACCTGAAGGTAACGCATTTGTTCTGATGGGCTATGTGTCGACCTTCGGCAAGCAACTTGGGTTAACCAAGGAAGAGATCAAGGGAATCACTACCCGTATGATGGAAGGTGATTACGACAATCTGATCAAGATCTTCGACGACGAGTTCGGCGAATACGTTGACCTGGTCAACTATAATCCTGGTAACGATGAGAACGAAGATGACGCCGAGTATTAGAAAAGTGCCATCCAGCCGGATGGCAAGAATTATGGTAGGTATCTATCGGCGAACGTCGTTTAATTTCGGGCGATATCGCATTTTCTAGTGTACTTTTCTGTCGGTTATGATATGATAAGAATATGACCGACAGAAAACTTATTGGCGAATTGTTTGTCCGAGTTTCTAAGGATGCTGGATTTAAGCTAGAAGCAACAATGGTAGCACAAATTGTTGCCGGAGTGCTCAATGTCCACCCTATGGACGTCATGGGCGCCCTGACTTGGTCTAATATGCAAACGCTAGCTGATGGTACGCACCCCAGCTTACAGGAAATTTAAGATGACTCTTCACTATCAATTTCCCATCATTCGCAACATCAGCGATGTTCTTCCTGCGATCAAGGATCGTAAGGAGTTCATCGTCGCCGTGAAGGACGGTTATACGGTCATCAACTATGTTGTGGCCGGCAACGATACGTTCCCTTCCATCAACGCTGATGAAAACGCGGCTATTCTTCGCGAATGTCGTGGTATTATCTTCGACAACGAAACTGGCCGGATCATTGCTCGCCGCCTCCATAAGTTCTTCAACGTTGGTGAACGTGAAGATATGGCGCTTGAACATATTGACCTGACTCGGAAGCACACCCTTCCGATCAAACTTGACGGATCGATGATCACCCCGATTCCTCTTGCTACCGGCATTCGCTGGGGCACGAAGATGGGCATCACCGACGTCTCGATGCAAGCCGAAGAGTTTGTGGCCGATAAGCCCAACTATCAGATGTTCGCCAAACACATCACCGATCTGGGCTATACGCCGATCTTTGAATGGTGCTCGAACAAGCAACGTATCGTGGTTAACCATGAAGAGGATAACCTGGTTTTGCTTGCCATCCGTGAGAACGTTACCGGCGAATATGTTGGGCGCGCCGACATGGAAGTTGAAGCTCGTCGTTTCAATATTCCTGTGGTGAAGGTCATTCCTGTTCAATCCAATTCTGGCGAGCTGCTGACTCATATCCGACAGTGGGAAGATGAAGAGGGTGTTGTAATCACCTTCGATGATGGTCATATGGCCAAGATCAAGAGCGATTGGTATGTGCGTCTGCATAAGACCAAGGATGCCATCTCTTCGGAACGTAAGGTTCTCGACCTGATCCTTAATGGGAGTATCGATGACCTGAAGCCGTTGATGGAAGAAGATGACTTTAACTCTGTGGTCCGTTACGAAACCCAAGTGATGGCCGATATCTATCAATCAGCCGGCGATATTTACAGCCTTTATTGGTACCAAATTCGTGGAAACATGGATCGTAAGACCTTTGCGGTTAAATACATGAAGGATTATCCCACTTGGGCTAAGTTTATCTTCAACCTGTTTGAGGCCGATGGCCGTTCTGATCCTACCAAGTTCAACGAGTCTGTTGCGTATGCTCTGGTGTGTGACGACCTAATCAAGAAGATCAAGATGTCCACCTCGAACAACAAAAGTTTTGATGAAGCGAAGGCGGCTTTCTTCTCGAAGTCGGCCTATAACTATGGAGTTAATATCGATGACTGAACGTAGATTCATTTTCAGCAGCAAGGAAATCGAGGCACTTCAACCGGGTGATAAGATCCTGGTTGAAGCCGAAATCCAGAGAGTTGTTCCAAACCAAACCAAGGTTGTGATTGTTGTCGATAATAATACCGGTATTGGGGCTGAGCTTAGTTTTGCCTATGACGAGATTAAAGCTATTCCGCCCCTTCCGGAACTACCGGTAACGATCGGCGCTGCAGTTTCTGATCGTGATGCGTTTACTAAATACGGCCGACGTGCACTGGTAGGATATGTCCGGGGGGTTACGGAAACTTGGGCCTTCGTTGAGTTTGCTATGGACAACCCTGTTAAGATCTTGAAGAAGGATTTGATCGTCCGCTTCGAAAAATAGTTGTGTACTTTTCTGTGCACTATGATATGATGGTAATATGAAAAATCCACCTGTCCTCTATATGTTCGTTGGGCTTCCTGGTTCCGGTAAGTCGACGTATTCAGAAAAGAACCTCGGGCCAGCCCTCCAGCGGGCCCGGGATTTCTTCTATTACAGCACTGACTATCATATCGATCGGATCGCTAAAGACCATGGTCTCACGTATGATGACGTCTTTGAGGACAATATCAAAGATGCTACGGCTGTCATGAACCTATTTCTAGCCGAAGCTATCAAGTCGAGGCGCGATGTCATCTGGGATCAGACGAACCTGACCGTTAACTCTCGTCGTAAGAAGCTGGCTCGTTTCCCTCCTGAGTATCGCAAGGTCGCTATCGTCTTCGAGGTGCCTGAAGACGTTCTGAATGAACGTCTTGCCGGCCGACCTGGCAAAACCATTCCTCCGCATATCATCAGTTCGATGCGGAACACCTACGTCGCCCCGACCTTCGATGAAGGTTTTAACTACATCGTTATTATCCCCTATGATGAAAACAACTAAGATGCAACGTCGTTACTGGCTTACGGACGTCACTCCGGCCGAAGCCCTTTCCCTAAATCTACTCAACCCAACATGTGACGATCCACTTCGGCTTGATGCAAAGGCCTTCGAGGTGACGCTAATTATCGATGGGGCTCTGACTCGAGCTGAACTCAAAACCATCATGGATATCGAGTTCGTCAACTGCACCGGTGACGTCCTTATGTTCCAACGAATGTATGTGGTTGATGATGAACGAGTGGACCTGTATTATACCGTTCCGTTCGTGTCAGATGCAACACCTTCCGCCTGTGTGATCGCCCAGATGCAAGCGAACACTGAAACTCTTAACCGTCTAGCTGCCTGAGGAAATATGTCAGAACGTAAACTAGTTACCCTTCGTCGTATTGACGAGATCCTTCCTATCGAAGGCGCTGATGCCATCGAACTAGCCAAGATCGGTGGATGGCAAGCGGTTGTTAAGAAGAATGAATTCCAAGAAGGTGACATCTGCGTCTATTTCGAGATCGACTCCTTCGTGCCAGTCGATCAGGAACCGTTCAAATTCCTGGTGAAGAACAAGATCACATGGAACGGCAAGGAAGGCGCTCGGATCAAAACGATCAAGCTCCGCGGCCAGCTTTCACAAGGCTTGGCGCTTCATCCGATCAACGTTTTCGCTGCTGAGTCTAAAGAGGTAGCTTTCTTTGAATGGGTGCTTCGGGCCTACGAGGCTGAAGAGGACCTGACCGAGATTTGTGGTGTCGAGAAGTGGGAACCCGTGATTCCTGCCAATCTTGCTGGCAAGGTCCGTGGCAACTTCCCGTCATTCCTTCGGAAGACGGACCAAGAACGTATCCAGAACCTGGATGTCGACAAGCTCCATGGCTACTACGAGGTGACGATGAAGCTTGATGGTTCATCGATGACCGTTTACCGACATGAAGGCCGGTTTGGTGTTTGTTCACGGAACCTTGACCTGATCGAGACTGAGGATAATTCCTTCTGGCGCGTGGCCAGGGCCCTTAAGATCGAAGAAATGATGATCGAGAACGGTTATGACAACGTCGCTATCCAAGGCGAACTGATGGGTCCTGGTGTCCAAGGCAACAAGGAAGGCCTGAAGGAGCTTGAGTTCTTCGTCTTTGATATCTTCGATGAATCTCGTGGATATGTAAATGCATTTGATCGGCGTCTTATCATCGAACTTCTAGAATTAAAGCATGCGCCAGTGATTGATATTGGCCTGGCCTTTGATATGACTATGGAAGAAGCTCTGGAGTATGCTGATGGTCCTTCTATCAATGCCAAGCTACGTGAAGGTGTGGTCTTCAAGAATCTTGACGACCCCAACAAGAGCTTCAAGGTGATTTCTAACGCGTGGCTCTTAAAGAACGGAGAATAGGATGATCAGCGCAATAGGCTTCCTGGCCACATGTTTGTGGGCTGCGTGCACGATTTTGATCGGGCCAATGGGAGTTAGGGGCAGGACTAGACACCCAGCCGAGATCCCATGGGCATGGATATGCTTTGCTTTGGGTGCGTGTTTGTACGCCGTCGGCATTTTCTTGAGTGGTGGATGATGAGTATTCCGATTTCAAATTGTCTGAATTGTAGACATTCCAAGGTGTATATCTTGGGAGAAGATCAATATCAGTGTCGTAGATACCCGCCAACCGTGATCGGAAACGTCAAATCTAACGGCATGAATGCCGGCACATATACGTCTGGAAGAACAGAATGGCCCATCGTTAACAGTTTCTGGTACTGTGGAGAATTTTCGCGGGCACCGTAATTAGCTGTGTACTTAATTGGCCACTGTGATATGATAAGAATATGAGCAATGACCAAACCGTTGACGATATCCTCGCCGAAATGGAAGCCAGGAAGCACTGGTCGACCGGCAACGCTAAGCAGACCGCTCGGATCGAACGGATCAAGCAAACCCTTCTCAACACCGAGTATCGTCAAAAGCACGGCTTCAAAGCTTATGAGCTGAAGAAGTTCGAGGCGTATCAGTATGGTGATGCCGCCCCGGTCTATATGATCATTGAAGTTGGTATGGTCGGCGATGAGGACACTCTCGCCGAAGCTTTCTGCCGTAACTATCGTCATATCGTCATCGGCAAGAACGGTGGCCTGGAACTTCTGAACGGGAAGCGGCCTTCCTATCGCTACGGCTTCCATAATGCCGTCTATGAACTGACCAAGTAGATGTCAGACTATCTAAAGAGCCAGACCTACGAACTAGCTGAAGCGCTGCAACCGGTTGGAAACGCCAGGGTTGCAGCGCTTATCGCTGTTCGTGATAAGATCATTCGGTACGGGGTCAACAAGAACAAGAGCCACCCATTCGCAGCCAAGTACGGCAAGAATGAACAATCGATATATCTCCACGCTGAGACTGATGCGATCCTGAACGCTCTCAAGTATTTCGATCATCCGGACGAACTTCAGAAGGCGACCATCTATATCGCCCGGGCCAAGAAGGTGTCCACACATGATCATTCAATGATGATGGGCATGGCCAAGCCGTGCCTCGGCTGTCAGAGGGCTCTAGCCACATTCGGCATCTGTGACGTCGTTTATACTACCGATGAACAAACATGGGAGAACCTATAAGCCATAAATAATGAATGGCTTATAATCTTATTCCGAAAAACCTCCATGACGTAATCGTCATCAAAACCTCCAAGCCACAGATCTCAGAGGATCTGGTTAAGGCGTATTCGTATGTTATAAAAAAGGTCCCTTCGTCAGAAGCGCAGGGACCTTTTTCTATGGATCCCAAGGCTCCTCAAAAGATAAAAGTACTGAGACAGCTTAACGGGCCGATCAAGCTTCAAGATCTCAAGTCTCAATTCAAGAGCTTAAGTTTTGCTTGGGGAAACGGATCCAGGGGAAACCTAGGTACCAACAACCGTGGAAATCTTTTTGAGGGTGAATTGATCGACGATATCAATCGGTACATCGCCGACTCTGAGGATCCTAAGATTGAACATCGCGGGTTTGTCATGGGGCTATTCCAAAAATATGGGTTGGAAAATAAATCTGGGCTACACGTTAAGGCGATGGGGGCATTGAATCAACGAAGACCTATGGGAGTTTCCGGCAATCAACCGTATATCGGCAGTTTGAATGATCATGATGTTGGAAAGACTGTTACGGACGTCGACGTGATACACGACAAAGGTGTTGTGCATATGTCTCTTAAATTTGGCCCGACTGTCACATTCTTCAACATCGGTGTGGCCAAGATGATCCCTCAGGCTGAAATAAAACAAGGCATTATCACCAACCCACAGGGTAAAATTCTCCTAGATATGGTGGGGGTGGATAACGCCAGGTTCTGTTCCACGTTCAATTCCTATGGCGGAAGACAGGCAACTAGGGGCGGGTTCGAGGATATCAACGTCACATCCAAGATAGATAAACGTAGACTTCAGAAATTCTTGAAGACCGGTATCGGCTATGGGTTTCATCTGGTGCACAAGGATCGTGGCCACATTCATTCCTTTCCCATGACCCCAGCTATGCTTGAACGTTTCACCACCATTCAGGATGTTGTGGTTAGATACCCAAATCCAGGTGCTGCCAAGAAAGTTTCCGTCTTCATAAAGACACCAGAATTGCTGATCAACCTAAATTTCCGCAATAAAGTCGGAGGATCATATCCGAACATGATTATGGCCGATTACAGGTTCAGGAAGAATTGATAAGGTAATAAATATCATCATGACATTGACATTCAAAGAATACTTGACAGAATCCACCGGCCTTGAGACTTCTAAGCTTAAACATCTTGAGCATTTAGAAGATCACCCCATTAATGCTGGTGCTGCCGGCCTGAAGCATGCAATCAATACTTTAGAACACGCCAAGAAAACTATGGCAGGTGAAGACACTGGGCATAAGATCAGCACCAAGTGGGATGGGTGTGTCTCAGGCAACACAGAATTGCTGACTGAGACACACGGAGTTATGTCTATTAAAGAGATATTTGAAAATTGGTCTACGTCTTCAAATTTAAAGGTTCTGGGGTATAACAAGGCTGGAGAAATAGAATTCACTCAAGTTCTAGATAAGCTGGCGTATCTTGGGGATAAGGCCTGGGTTGAAATTGAATTAGATGCACAACATATTATCAAAGTGACTGATGATCATCAGGTTATGTTGTCATCTGGGCAATGGATTGAGGCAAAAGATCTTAACATTGGTGATGATATATTTGGAATTTCATTACTTGATAAATAAGATTGCTGGTAACCCACCATCTTATTAGGATTCAAATTGGCTAATTTAAACCCAGACCAAAAGTTAATTATTGATAGACGAGAAAAGAATAAAGCGGTTTTTGCCAACCAAAAAGAAGAATTGCTTTCGGCTTGGGCAATATCTGAACATATACCAACGATATCGAAACAGTTTGGGGTTTCAACAGGCCGACTAAGACAGTTTCTAAAAGATTCTGGTGTATATAATGCCAAATCCAAAGCAATATCTGATCATCGTCAGGCTGGTATTAAGAAAACAATGCTGGCAAAATACGGTGTGGAAAACAATTCTTCTCTTAGAACGGCTGAAATCAAAGCCTGGAATTCCATACCCAAAACTGAATTGCATTATATAGAAGATCTTAATAACTATAGAAAGCAAGTATATTTTTACACAAAGCAAATGACTAGAAAGCTAGTTAAGCCAAAATATTGCTACTATACTGGAATTGAATTCATCGATGAATTATTAAATACCCCAAACCCGAATGATTACCTTAAACGTTGTGTGGATCATAAAATTTCAGTAGTATATGGTTATCATTTCAACATATCTCCTGAGGAGCTGTCAAATCCAAGTAATATAGTATTTTGTTTGAGGTATATAAATACCATAAAAGGCAACAGCAATGCGGATGACCCCGCTTTCCTAAAGATATGCTCAAATATTCGCGAAAGGTTAATTGATGAAGGTCACAAACATTCGGCATTCTGAGCCGGAAACCTCATATGATATTACAACCGCCGCCGAGAATTTTTTCATAGTGCTTGGAGATTCGGCCGCATTAGTTCATAATTCGCCAAGTGTCGTTTTTGGCCACCACCCAAAAACCGGTAAGTTCTTCGTGGCTTCCAAATCTGCATTCAATAAAACACCGAAGATCAACTATACAGATGACGACGTTGAGAAGAATCATGGCCATGCGCCAGGTCTTGTATACAAGCTTCAGTCTGCCCTGAAGCATCTACCCAAGATTGCTCCGAAGAAGGGGGTATATCAGGGGGATCTTATGTATACGCACGATGACGTCACCACATCTGATGGTAAGTATCACTTTAAGCCCAACACAATTACATATTCAACACCCATGGAAACTAAGCAAGGGCAAAAGGTTGCTAAGGCTAAACTCGGTATCGTAGTCCATACTAAGTATCACGGTAAAGATTTAGAAGACATGTCGGCAGGCTTCAACGTAGATCATGGCAATTTCAAGGATAGCCATGATGTGCACAACATTCCAGCAGATTTAGATCTGTCATCGCACAAGATGCCAGATAGGTTGGAGAATAAATTCAAGAAGAATCTCATGGCTGCTAAGTTCCATGGAAATAAGGTGGATTCAAAGACTTTTAAGGCCTTGGAGGATCATTCCACAACGCTTCCAACGTACATCAACTCCACAATCAGAGACGAATCGAAACCATCAGCAACCGGATATCACCAATTTTTGCTGAACAAAGGCCTGAAGGAAATCGATAAGGTTTCTACTGCAGCAGCCAAAGACCGTAAGCGTGCCGAGCTTGAAAAGCGTCTTAGCCACGTTGAGGCACACCACTCTGGATTTAACCAAATCTTGAAGGTGCACCACCATCTCCAACAAGCAAAAAATGCATTAGTTGATTCGCTGTCACACACCTCTGAATTTGAACACAGTATCCGCGGAAAGAAGGCCAAGCCTGAGGGATTTGTAATCTCTAAGGGAAACCAACCCACAAAACTAGTAAATCGTCATGAGTTCTCCAGACAAAATTTCATAAGGGATTAACCATGAAGACTTTCACCACATTCATTGCGGAGTCAACCGACAAGCACGTTGTATTCGCATTTGGCCGGATGAATCCCCCAACTACTGGGCATGAAAAGCTTGTGGAGAAGGTGAAGTCCGAAGCCAAGAAACAACATGCCGATCATGAGATCGTAGTTTCACATACCCAAGATGCTAAAAAGAACCCGTTAACCGCGGCTCAAAAACTTAAGCACGCCAAGCGGTTTTTTCCTGGAGCTAATATCCACGCATCATCCAAAGAACACCCGTCGTTCATCCACCACGCAAAGCGGCTCAACGCAGCAGGGTATACTCATCTGACCATGGTTGCAGGGTCAGATAGGGTTGAGGAGATGCATAAATTATTACACAAGTACAACGGCAAGGAGTTCAACTTCAAGCACATCAAGGTCGTGTCTGCTGGGCACAGAGACCCTGATGCTGAGGGAACTGCCGGCATGTCAGCATCCAAGATGCGTGACCATGCCAAGTCCGGTGATTTTAAGTCGTTCCGAAAAGGCGTCCCTGGCCACGTGTCAGATCAACACGCCAAGGAACTTTACGATGATGTGAGAAAAGGATCAGAATGAACTTCCTAGAGAGAATTGAATATCGTGAGGATGCCGAGGCCAACGGCATCAAGGGTTGGTGGTGGGCTGTAGGTGATAACGGCGCCTGGGAAGGTCCCAAGAATGATTGGGAGACCCAACATAAACAACGGATGTTTAACTACGTCAAAGATTTCAATACGGTGATCACTGCCGGTGGTAACTGCGGAATGTATACTAGATTTTATGCAGATATCTTCAAGCACGTCTATACGTTTGAACCCGACGGTATCAACTTCCATTGCTTAGTCCTGAATAATCCCTTCGATCACGTGATCAAATACAATACTGCCCTGGGTGATCATAACGGGTTCATCAGCGTTCTTAGATCTGGTGATGACAACGTCGGGATGCACAAGGTCATCGATGAACCTGATGCCTTTATCCCTATCATGACGATCGACTCCATGGATCTGAAGTCATGTGATTTGATCCAACTTGACGTCGAAGGCTATGAGATAAACGTCCTGAAGGGTGCTATCGAGACGATCAAGAGATACAAGCCATGTATTGTCGGCGAGAACTGCGGTGAACATTCTGAGGTGCATCAGTTCCTAAGCACACTTGGTTATAGGTCAATCAATCAAGTGGCCGCCGATACCATTTACGTCCATGAATCATTTTGATATACTTGGGGTCGACCGCTCAGCAACAATAACTGAAGTCAAGTCGGCATACCGAAAGCTAGCCATGAAATACCATCCGGATCTCAATCCTGATGGTGAGGAACAGTTCAAGAAGATCTCATCCTCATACGACTGGGTATTAAAGAATATTAACCCAGTTCCTAAACCACAATGGGATCATGATCGAACAACGTATGACGTTATCTATAGAGTTCTAGAAACTCCTGGGCTTGATGGTGTATACTATGTCTCGGTGCCGTATGATAAAATTGACGTAGAGACCAAGGTTTATTTCATGCTAGGTAGTGTTGAGTTTAGGGTCACCCTAATTCCTGGAACCAAACTACCGTATACCATCCGGACAAAAGACCTTCCCCAGTATGGGTCATTGGTTATTCATTTTTCTACTGGTTGGGATAAATAAGCAATTGAATTATATCTTGAAGGACGCAATAGATGGCTGATGAAGACCTAACAAAGAAGAATCCAGCCAAGAAGAAGGCAACTCTTGGCAAAAGTACGAAGAAGGATAAGATCGACTTCAGTCCTACCACCGATGGGACCGTGTACGAAGCAGTCCTGACGATTCCACAGCGCATGAAGAGAGCAATGGCTATTCGTCGGATTGAACCCAAGCTCAAGAGATCACGCGAGGTTGCCAGACGCCGAATGGCTGGTGACAAGAATCTCAAAAAGAGATCGGCGGCTGCGGCCAGAGAAATCGTCAGACGAAAGGTGGCAGGTGATCGCGGATTGCGTTACCAGGAACTATCATCATCAGAAAAGATCCAGATTGATCAGATGACCGAAAAGAGAATCAAGGCCATTCGCAATTTAGCAAAGAAGCTCTACCCAAGGATCAAACAGGCTGAGCAGAAGCGCCTGGCGAGTGTCCTGAAAGGACCGGCAGCTGTCTCTGAGGCGGTTGACGTGCGTAAATTACAAAAGGCCTTGGGCCCCGAACATCGCATTGTAGGCCATGCCGGAAGCAAGATTCATATCCAATCAGAAATTGGAAATGCTAGTGATCGGCAAAGTGATGTCTATAATACCCACACCAGAACGGGTGCTAAGATCATCGATCGACTTCGAGCTGCTGGAATTTCTGGCGCTCGACTAGGATCCTATGCCGACCACAATCAACTCCATACACACGTTAACGTTTCAGAATCTCTGGACTACGATTCTCCGGCCGAGGCTGAAGCTAGCGCAAAAAAGAGTCTCGATAAAGACAGAAACCCAGATGCATCCGTCCACATCTATAGAACCAAGGCTGGTAAGTTTCGTACCAACCACGCATTCAACAACGCCGGCCGGGAATATCTGAATAGTATCGGTGCACATAAGGTCAGCGAAGTCAAAAAGTAATGAAATCCTTCCTAGAGACCTATGACCCAGAATTGATCACGGAGGGCATTCATGACCCTGCTAAGTTCAAGGCTGTATTTCTAGCTGGCGGCCCTGGGTCAGGAAAGTCGTACGTGGCCAAGAAACTTGCCTTGAAGACCCTGGGGCTAACTGAGATCAACTCTGACATCGCATTCGAACATATGATGGCTAAACATGGATTAGATCCAAAAATGCCAGACAGAGAAGCTAAGGCTAGAGATGCCGTCCGGCAGAGAGCCAAGAAGACTATCGAAGTAAAGCAGAAGTTAGCCATCCACGGGCGTCAGGGGGTTGTCATCGATGGAACCGGTAAGGACTACGAGAAGCTGGCCAAACTCCATAGTCACTTCAAGTCTCTAGGATATGACACCAAGATGGTCTTCGTAAATACCAAGGCCTCGACGGCACACGCCAGAAATGAACGCAGACCTAGGGTCATTCCTAGAAATATCGTTCAGAAGTCCTGGGAAGGTGTCCAAAATAACTTAGGTAAATACCAACGTATCTTCGGGCCTGAGCACCTTCACGTAGTTAACAACGATACTGAGGATGTTGACAACCTAGATCATACTCACAGAAAAATCAGGGCGTGGGCTTCCAAACCCCCACAATCTCAGTTGGCCAAACAATGGAAAGCTGAAGAAGCCAAACGAAGAGGCATTACGGAGCCGAAAAAATGACCAAATCACTCGAACGTTCCATCAAGTCCAGGTATATGGACCATCTGATAGCAACTGATATCACCCCCGTTTCTCCAATGCACCCACCAAAGTTTAGTGCCGGAGTCCTAGCCGTTCATGAAATGTCGTCTGGTATGGTTGCTACTCTATCTGATATCACCGAAGATGCCACTCCTCCTGGAGATCCATCAGACCCAACCACATCCAAAAAGAGCCTGGCGATCATGATCGCCGGGGCTCTGAACCGCGTCGTAGATGGTTCGAACCCAGTGAACACAAACTATCTATTGGCCGCATTGGCTTTGCTTCAACTCTCAACTGGCGATGATCAACTAATGACTGTTGCCCGGCGCCTAGCCACGAAGGGTATGAACCCAAGCAAAAAGAAGATCAAGGAAGAAACCACTACGATCCACGAGCTTTCAAAGGGGGCTTTGAACAAATATCTGGACGATAATTATGCTGATCGAAAGGCTATGGTTGGTGATAAGTTTGATCGACCAAAGATTGGGAAGAAGTTCGACAAGCGTATGGCTGGTGCGATCCTGGCCGGCCAGAAGCTGAAGAGGGCTGTGACAGAGTCGACGGAAGTGAACTACAAACATAAGGCCATCGATGATGCCCACGCCAAATGGAATTCTGATATCGATCACACAATCAAGACGTCTGCTGAGATGGGAGAAAAGCACCCGGCCGGGCATTTTGACAAATACCGCGGGACTAAGGAACAGATTGCTAAGGTCAAGGAATTTGTCGACAAGCACCCGCACAACCGGGTTCCAAACGCCTTGAAGATGGCTGATCACTCCGGGATCTCTGATGGGTTGGCTGCCCACTTCCATAAGGCCTTGAAGGCGGTCACCGAGTCTGGTATGGCTAAAGAAAAGCCATTCACACAATCTGATCGTATTGGCCGTTATCTGTCTGATCAGCGTGGAAGACCACGTAGATAAATACAGAGAATACTAGAAAAGGCCAATAACGCTATGTCATCTCCCAAGAACTATGGATTATCTGACTCCCTTATCAGTAAGGTGACAGAGATTTGTGAGATGTCGTCGAATAGAGCTAGAGAATACCTGAAGGCTTCTACGTCACAGGCCAGAGAGCTACAGGGTAAGATCTATACACCTGATGCTACTGAAGCCGACAAGCGTAAATACAAGAACCGTTCCAAATATTTCAGTAAAGCACTGAAGAGATCAAGATCTATCGGAGAAGATGAAGACATGACTGCAGAAAAGAACTATGGACTATCAGATGATCTGATCGAATCAGCTCGAGCTGTACTTGCAAAATCAAAGACAATTCTTGATGAAGGTCGTGGATACAAAGCCCATGAGCTAGATGCGGCAGGGTATAAGCATGTTAACCACGTGAATTCTGGTCAGACCTCGACAACGCTGTACAGACATCCGGACGGTCATGAAATCTACGCTGAACGCGGCAACAATTCTAAGAAATATTCTTTCTATTCTGGTAAGCCAGGAGCATCAAGCCAAGCATATCACGCCAACCTTAAGGATGCCATCAAGAAGAATGGCCACTTAGTCGAAGAAACCCTTGATGAAGGCCGCGGTCGTCCACGCAAGACTCCTCTAGCAGCCGGTGAGGAAGAAGGTAACGAGCCAGATCAAAACATCATCATGCAGATGCGTAAGGTTCAATCCCTCCGTGGGGCCAAGCCTGTTTCCTTCCGCGATGGATCGAAGCACACTGTCCATATGGCTGATGCTCTGAAGGCTATCAGAATGCATGGAATGATGAGAACGTCCATCGAGAAGGGCAACTTCGAGAACAAGATTTCTAAATCTCATGCCGATTTCAAGCGCCATATCGGTTCAACCATCAAATCAGGTGGTTCTGAGGAAGAAAAGAAGTCCAAGGTCACTCTGCCGGCCGTAGATCGCCTCAGAGCCAAGGGTAAACTGGATGAAGAACAATTAGACGAGCTCTCTACCAACACATTAAAATCGTATAAAGCTAAAGCACACGCAGATTTGCACGCTAGAATGAATAGTGATCCAAACCGTAAACCAGGTAGAAACCCATCCGGAGAGGCAGGAAGGGGGTTTGATAAAAGATGGTCTGGGGCATTAAAAGCCGGCGACATCATCGCTATTCGTCAAGATAATGATTCTGAAACAGGATATAGAAACAAACGAGGAAGAGTTGTTGGGCTTAAAGCCAAGGGTAAGCTGGAAGAAGAACAAATCGATGAGCTGAAACGTGATTTCAAACGCTATAGTAATGGCAGTGAATCGGCTAGAGATTTAATCACCAGAACAAAGAACGATTCAACAACAACGTTGAGAGGATATCAAGACTATTATGATAAACAAAAGCCCCGCAATAAAACCGGGGCAGCTGATCATCATAAATTGGTTGACAAGGAACTTAAGCGCAGAACTTCCTCTGGTTATCCTAATGGAAAATTAACCAAATCCCCAGTAATGAACGCTGAGGACACACAGATTGATGAGGCCAAACCAGATTTTCACTATCAGGAATGGCCAGGAAAGAAGCCGAAGAAGGCCTTCAATCTAAGCAAATACCTAGAAAACAGCGATAAGCGTACCAAAGCTCGCGAAAAGCTGAATGACGACGCCAAAAACAAGAAGGGTTTCTTCAAGGAAGACGAACAGCTGGAAGAAAATACAACGGCTCCTAGCTTTCGCCCAAACCAAAGGGTGAAATTTAAGCACCCAGATGGAGGTTGGAAAGAAGGTCGAGTAGAAGATCATGAGGTTTACGGTACAGTTTCGGGCCATGGGCCAACCAAGCATAACCCCAATGATCACTCAACTAAGGCTTGGGGCCATAATGTAAGCTACGATATGGATGGCAAAGGTAAGCGCGGAAGACTGTTTGTTCCTAAAGTTCACATTGCCTATGCTATGAAAGAACAGATTGGAGAAGCTTCTCTGGATGATGTCTGGAAGAAGGCTGGAAAAAATTACAGAATGCGATTGAAATCCACAGATAAGCCCAAGCCATTTACAGTAGGTCAGCACAACGATGCCGTTGAGGCGCGTAGAGCTAAAGCTAAAACTAAGCCTTCATAAATAAAACGAAAACAACATCTAAGAAACTTCTAGGAGAACACCACTATGTCATTGTGGAAAAAGGACGACACTGCAGCAAACTCGGTATTTTACCTACCTGCTCAGTTCAATAAGACTGTAAACGTTGGTAACCAAACTGATCTGTTTGGCAACGTTACTCCGGATGCCTTCGTAACTGGCCAAACCGTCGGTCAGTTTGGTGTGGATGCTACCGAAGCCACGGTGGCCACAGGGTCTCTAATCCAGACAATTATCACATCTGGTGGTTCAGGGTATCATGCCAACGCGGCCGCCACGATCACCGGGAACGCCACGGGCAACGCCCAGGCAAATTCTACAGGTCGCATTGGTGCCGTAAACATTACTGACGCCGGTTCCGCATATACGACTGCCCCCGGGATCACGATTGCTGCTCCTGCTGCTAAGACGTTCAATGCCAATACCCAGGGCGTCGACGAAGCTAATGACTTTATCTTGGTATCATCCAACAAGTATCAAAACAATGACTATATCAAGTATCTGGTCGCGGCTGGCAATACCGCCATCACTCCGTTGACGAACAACACATCGTATTACGTTGTGTCTGCCAACTCAACTGGCATCAAGCTATCTACAACCAAGGGCGGAACCCCTGCCAACTTGGTCATCGTTGTAGCTGATGAGTCCGGCCATTCGTTGACCGGTGAGACCGCCACGGCCGTTGGTGTGGTTTCTGGTGGTCGAAATCGTGGGATTGCGCATGCCGGTTGGAACTTACGCACCGTTGGTTCTGGCGGTCGGGCAGGTCGGGTCCAATATGAAACCCTAGTTGCAATGGGGTCGATGACGGCCGACAACGAAGACGTAGTGCTTCCAGACTCCTAATATTGAAGGTTTAGATAATGTCGACACGCGCTAGAAAGATAACGGAATTGGATGCCAACACTGGGCCATCTGCCAACTCGTTACTGATCATAGAATCTGCAGATGGAACCCAGAAGGTGACGGTTGCCACACTTCTGGGTAACAGCGCTGCCAACGTGGCAATTAGAACACAAACTCCAGCAAACTCCACAATTAACGTGGCGGCTGGAGTCATTTTATACGATGCTTCCTACCTCTATATTGCTGTTGCAAATAATACACTGAAGCGAGTAAGTCTAACAGCGTTTTGAACATGATTAGTGAAGTTTTGACCGATGAAAATTTTGTAATTTATGCAGCCCAACATTATGATAACCCTGGATGCTCAGATACCCAGGAGTTTTACGAAGACATCAAGAGGTTCAAGTACGTCAAAAAGCTGTTCAAGCGTTACCATGATACTGGGGATCTCAAAGAACGGTTGATCCTCAATCATATTATCATCCTATATAACGTGTTCGGGATCCCGGCAACCACCCGATTACTATTTCAGAAGCTTGATGGATATCATAAATACCTGAAGCCGTTTCTAGTTCTGTTGAATTACATGCCAGAGACAATAAAGAACGTCGGAAAGTCTGGGAACACCATCATCTCTTCTGACATCGTAATGGATCAATTGATCATCGATAGACTTAGAGGAATACGAGATGCTGAAGTTTAAGTCTTTCGTTAACGAAGATGCTCCAGCTAATGCGGCTGGTGGTGGAGCCGTCGCAGGTATCGGGGTAGGTCCATCCGGTGAACCGCCTAGGAAAAAGAAGCCGAAGATCCTGAGAAGACGTCTAGTTGAATCAGAAGACATCAAGGCGCATAAAGTTCCGTTCGAGAAGAACCCACATATTGGATGGTATAAGGACAAGGATCATATCGTAGCCTATCACGGGACACATGAACGAAATCTGCATTCTGTCCTGAAACATGGCCTGGCCCATAAGGACCCGAAGACAGGTCATATCTCTGTTGCCGTCGACCCCCACACTGCCCATGGATATGCTGCGATGTCAGGGTCCGGTGGCGAAGCGAACTTCAGATCTGCTGGTGGTGGGGCTGTTAATACCCCACACGAACATCGAGCTGTGGTGAAACTCCATATCCCAAAGGATTGGGCCGAGAAGCATATGGACCACAACCTAGGTGGAAACGTAGGTGAGTCGCGAAAGCGGATGGCTCATAAGGAAGAATACGAGAGCTGGAAAAAGAAAAACCCCAGCGCCGGTGATCATGAGTACTATGCGTTGTCTGAACTTCGGTTCAACAAAGAGATCCCCAAGCACTTTGTGAAGGGATATATGAAGAAGAAAGATGGTGGAGAACACTGATGTTTGAAAATATTACGAACCCGTATAAGTATGCAGCCATGGGATTGGCTGCAGTACTAGTGATCGGGGCTGCTGGTGGTACAGGTTACGTTGCTGGTATCAAAGATGGAGATAAACGAGTCGCGGCTGCACAAGTACAATGTGAGAAACGCGTCGGAGCTATTAAACTGGCGCTAGCTAATGCTGAGTCACGGGCCCGGACAGCCTCGTCACAGGTTTCTGATAGGGTAGTAACCCAATACGTGGACAGAATTCGTTACGTTGACAGGGTTCGAACTGAATATGTCAACCAGGCCAATACTGTTGTCCCCACACAGTTTGAGCTATCTCAAGGATGGGTTTACGTATATAACCAATCTGCCACGGGTCAACCGTCTGACCCAGCTCTAGCATCCAAACCAGAAACTTCCGGTGTCACTGACACGGCTGCGCTAACTACGATCGTGGATAACAATTCATCGGCTCAGGCATGTCGAGAACAGCTTACTGCCTTACAAAGCTGGGTCAGAGAAACTAAGGCTGCTATAGATGGAGCAAATAAATGAAGATCTCAACATTCGCAGCTATAGTGTTCGCCTTGTTCTTGGCCGGGTGTGGAACTCCGCCCAAACCCGATGTAATTATCAATAATGTCATGCCTGAGCCTCCAGCCAAGCTAATGGAACCAGCAACTCCGCCAAAAACAATTCCTGTTCCAGCAACTACTCAATAAACAACTTAAAGTAGTTCCATTTCGTAAATCAATAAATATACCTTGAAATTCTAAGTATTCTCAAAGGGATAATATGAGCAACAAGGTCAGGTCAACCGTATTGCATATACAAGAAGTATTACTGTGCGCCGCCCGCAAATGGTGGAGGCCCCTATTTGCGTTCACAGCGATCGCCATCCTGTTCGTTAATGGCCTCCTAATCCCTCTAGTTACTTGGACGGTTGCTGACCTGACGGGGCTTTCCCTCCTAGTGACTGCAGTTGCTGCCATCTATATCTCCCGGACGTATGAGCTCACCAGGGGTAGAGCAGAAGATCAGACTGAAGTAGTTCAACCACCACCAACGGGAGAACAGGGATGAGCGACGAATCTGATACAAGAGTAAAATTAGCCCTCCTGAACCAACAATCTGAGAATTTCAAAACTATCTTTGATAGGTTTGAAATTAATTTCAAAACTATCTTTGATAGGTTTGAAACCGTCATCGATAAAATGTCCACAGCTGTAACGTCAGTTTCTGGAGTAATTGCGGTGCACGACCAAAAAATCACCCAAACCCAAGATCAGATGAAAGATCTGGGCCTTAAAATTTCGGCCGTGAAAAAAGCATCAGATAAAAAAATCGAAGAGCTTCGTACCAACGTAAGCTTAGATCTCAACGATACCGAAACTGAACTTGGGCAAAAGATTGACACCGTCATGGCAACTGTGGTGGAAAACCAAAACGCTAATCACATAAAAGTTACTCGCCTATTAGGAACTCATAACACCAGACTCAAAAATTTGGAGAAGTGGATGTGGATCCTGATCGGAGGCGGAATCGTAATATTTTTCATCCTGCAAAAAATCGACATAAATGCGCTTCTGGCGCGCATTTTTTGATGTACAAAATAGCCTGACCACTGTATAATGGGCATATTGTCCATAATGAATAGGCTTGCATACAGTGCTGTGGCTTGAAGAAAAATACATCGGCTTAGTCGGGTATAAGCTGCAGGGATTGGTGAAGCGTAACGGAACGTATAACTTTCGTTGTCCGTACTGTGGTGACTCAAAGAAATCAAAGACGAAGAAGCGTGGGTTCCTTCTACGATCCAAGTCTGGGGCATCTCATACATATTATTGTCACAACTGCAATATCGTTGGGCCGTCTGGGAAGAATATCAATTTCCATCAGTTTCTGAAGTTCCTAGACCCAGCCCTCTATAATCAGTTCATGGAAGAACTCCTGAGGGAACGGTATACTACTGCAGTGGAACAGGATGAGACGCCTGAAGAACCATACGTCGACAAGACGTTGAAGTCTCTGGGTCTCAAGAAGATCTCCCAACTGTACCCGACACATCCAGCTAAGTTGTATGTTGAGAAACGGAAGATCCCTTCTCACGTTCACCACAAGCTTTTCTATGTTTCCAAGTTCATGGCCTGGACCAATACGTTGGTTTCCGGTAAGTTTGATGAGAAGGCCTTGGCCAAGGATACCCCCAGGCTGGTGATTCCGTTCATCGACCAAGATGGTAGGTTCTTTGGTTACCAAGGAAGATCGTTCGACCCGGCTGACAAGGTTCGATATATCACGATCATCATCGATGACAAGAAGCCTAAGCTGTACGGGTTGGATACTGTCGACCTAAGCAAACGTGTTTACGTCTTCGAAGGTCCGATCGATGCCATGTTCATCCCCAACTCCTTGGCATCGGCTGGCGGGGTTCTGACATCAGAACTTCGATCGCTTGGACCTCCTGAACAGGATGACAAGGTTATCGTCTATGATAACGAGAACAGGAACAAGGACACGGTGTCTCATATCAAGAAGGCTATTGGTCTGGGTTACAGGGTTTGCATCTGGCCAGATAATTTAGATTACAAGGACGTAAATGACATGGTCTTGGCTGGTCTGGACCCTAAAGAGATCATAGATAAGAACCTATACATAGGGTTACACGCACTAGCAAGATTTAATGAGTGGAAGAAGGTATAACATGACAACCAAAATTAAGATCAAGAACGATTCACGAATTGCGGAAGGCTTCGACCGGCCTCATGATATCAAGGTGGAGACAATCGATAAGGGAGTGATTACCAACGTAGTCTATTTGCTCCCAGAACAAGAGGCCAGTGAGCTTCACGTTTGGGAAGGCCGCTCTTATCTGATCACCGAGATGCCTAAGGCGGCTGCTATCTAATATGGATGGTGATAAGCTAGTCAAGATCCCCACTGAGGATGGCAATTTCTATTATGCTGAGGCCGCCAAAGACACTCCGTGGTCCTCAGTGATGGAGACGGTTGAACTAAGCTCAACACCACAACTTACTCAGAATTGGTTTGCCAAGCTCATGAGAAAGTTTGGTAGAGAGCGCGTCATCTATCGGTCAGACAATAACCTTCCGTACATGTACCGATATTACCTTCTACATAAACCGAAGGATGGGGTTGACCCCAAATTCAATGTGTTCGTCCACAATATTGTACAATCCGATATTGGTGATCCGCACGACCACCCATGGAGCTATATGAGCGTCATCCTTTGGGGTGGGTATACTGAGCATATCTGGTCACCTACGGACAAATATGGATCCTGGGCGTTCGCACAACGAGTAGATTTAGATGTAAAATTTCGGCCGGCCGGAAGCATTATATTTGCCAAGGCTGAGAACACCCACATGGTATACCTAAATCGACATGGCCGAGACATGGATTTTAGGCCGGCCTGGACACTATTCATCCGTGGTCCTAAAGTAAGGGAATGGGGGTTTCTCAACACCCTTACTGGAACCTGGGAACATTATCGATCATATCTAAACAGGCGTTTTGCTTCTGACAGGAGATCTATTTGAGCTTTTTCAACGTTGATATTGTGGGGACAACACAGTCCCATGTTGATGGAGTCTCAGACCATGGTCTGGTTGCCTATCTGGCCAGGATCTCTAATCCGAACAATAGGATGAATGAGGCTACTGGCCCCAAACTCCTGAGATACCTAATGAATGAAAAACATTGGTCTCCGTTCGAGATGGTTAATATCGTGGTTGAGGTCACAACCACCAGGGATATTGCCAGACAGATGCTTCGCCATAGAAGCTTCTCCTTCCAAGAATATTCTCAACGTTATGCTGAAGCCACCCAGTTCACGGTCCGTGAAACTCGACTCCAGGATACCAAGAACCGCCAAAACTCGATCGAGCTGAAGGTTGGTGATGCCCCGGAACTTCAGGCATGGTTTGAAGATGCTCAAAGACAGGTGATCGACCTTGCCGGATCTCTGTATAAACGCGCCCTGGAGAAGGGTATCGCCAAGGAACAGGCCCGCGCAGTTCTTCCTGAAGGCTGCACCGTTTCAACCGTTGCCATGAACGGAACACTAAGATCATGGCTTCACTATTGTGCTATCCGGGCTCACCCAAGCACACAAAAAGAGCATCGGGAAATTGCAGTTGAGATCTTTAAACAGATCTGCAACTATTATCCTGACCTCAAAGACTTTTTAACCAAGGAACTACAAGATGGAACTAAGACGACACAAGATTGAACGTTGGATGCTGCTAGTCATGGTGGGGGTATGGATCGTCTTCGCCATACTAGTTGCATTCGGATCATTCTCTGCCACAGCAATTTTTTACTAGGAGTAACCCAATAAGATATGCCGATTACCGTAACAAAACGTGATGGGACAAAAGAAGCCCTCGATATATCTAAGCTCAACAAGGTAGTTGTTTGGGCGTGTGACGGGATCTCCGGAGTTAACGTTTCTGAGATTGAACTAAAATCACAACTGCAATTCTATAACAACATCAAGACCTCAGATATCCAAGAGACCTTGATCAAAGCTGCTGTAGAACTGATCACTGAAGATACCCCCAACTACCAGTTTGTTGCTGGTCGTTTGGTAAATTATCATCTACGAAAGATGATCTATAATCAACCTGAGCCACCACATATCTTGGAACAACTCAAGAAGGTGGCTAAGTTGGGGTACTATGACAAGGAACTGGAAGGTCTCTATACCGAAAGGGAATGGGATCGGATCAATTCCTTCATCGATCATGACAGGGATTTCACCCTGACCTATGCAGCCATGGAGCAGTTCCGAGGTAAGTATCTGATCAAGAACCGAGTCACTGACGAATATTACGAGACCCCCCAGATCGCCATGATGTTAATCGCGGCCACGATTTTCTCGAACTATCCGGTGAACACCCGCCTCAAGTGGGTGAAGAATTTCTATGATGCAGTATCTCAGTTTGACCTATCTCTGCCGACGCCGATTATGGCCGGGGTCCGGACTCCACAACGCCAATTCTCGTCCTGTGTCTTGATTGACACCGGCGATTCTTTGGATTCAATTAATGCCTCTGCATCAGCAATCGTCAAATACGTTTCCCAGAGGGCGGGAATAGGCATCAATGGTGGGCGAATTCGTGCTGCCGGATCAGCTGTTAGAGCAGGAGATACTTCCCATACTGGGGTTACCCCGTTCTATCGATATTTGCAGTCAGCAGTCAAGAGTTGTTCTCAGGGTGGGGTGCGTGGGGGTTCAGCAAATCTTTGCTTCCAATGGTGGCATCTTGAGTTTGAAGAGATGATCGTCCTGAAGAACAACAAGGGAACTCATGACAATCGTCTTCGTCAGATGGACTATTGCGTCCAACTCAACCGGCTACTTTATGAACGACTAATCAGCGGCCAAGACGTCTCACTCTTCTCTCCATCAGAAGTTCCAGGGCTATATGAAGCCTTCTTCGCCGATGAGGCTAAGTTCAAGGAGATCTACGAAAAGGCTGAACGGAACACTAAGATCCGCCGGAAGACCATGGGCTCTAAGGAACTCATGGAGCAGATCCTGACAGAACGTAAGGAGACCGGCCGGGTCTACATCCAGAACGTTGATAATGTCAACCAACAAGGACCATTCCTTCCAGACGTCGCGCCTATCACCATGACGAACCTTTGTCTTACTGGTGACTCCAAACTAGACATTATACTTGATCAAACCCCGCTTTGGGGGGTTTCGTTGGTGGATGTTGTAGGATATGTTAGATCTGGGCATGATGTAAAAACATCCTCATATAATACAGATACCGAAACTGTTGAATATAAACCCATAACCGCTGCAGCACTTACAAAGATCAATGCCGAACTATTAGAAATTGAAGATGAAGTTACTGGTAGAGTTATTAGATGCACCCCCGAACACCAAATATTCACCAAAAATCGTGGATATATAATGGCTAAGGATTTGGTTGAAGATGATGTGTTAGTGTTTAGTTAGTAAATCAATTTCTAAGATTTCAATTTTCATAACTAGAGTAGGAAAATTGATTTCAAGGAGTTGGAATGTTCATAGTATACGAAATTATTAACAACATAAACAATAAAGGATATATTGGCTATTCTGGAAGAACACTTAAACAACGGTGGAGTTCTCACATATCCAGTGCTAATCAAGGATCTCCATTTAGATTTCATTCGGCCATTAGAAAACACGGCCATGAAAACTTTTCAATCCAAGTTCTATACGAATTTGACTCTATTGACGCCGCTAAGGTAATGGAAGAAACTCTCATATTGGAACGAGATTATTTGAATGTTGGATATAACGCCAAACCGGGTGGGTGCGGAGGACACATTGTGCCAAAAGACAAACTAGAATCATGGAAAGCCAAATTATCAGAACGGTTCTCTGGAGCCGGGAATGCAAATTATTCAGGCCTAACAGATACGGATATAGTAAACGTTGCATTAGAATGCACAAAGGTGCATGGAAAGATTCCGTCTCATGAAACATTGATTGCGTATGGAATTAGTGTTGGAGTTAAAATACCTAAACACTTTACTAAGTTTAGATTTAACGGCCGCTATCATAATCTTGTCAATATTATTGAAGAACTTACTGAACTGAAATATAATCCGTATTTTAGATCACCAGAACATCGAAAATTACTCAGTGATAGTTTTAAGGGCAAAAAATTAACTGAAGAACACAAGAAAAACATCAAACTAGGTCTACAAAAGAGGTATCATGGGAATTAAAATTACAAAGCTTTCCTATCGTGAGGATGTATATGATATCACAGTTGAAGATAATCATAACTTCTTTGCCAATGGTATTCTAGTGCATAATTGCGTAGAGATCTGCCTCACAACAAAGCCGCTAAATAGCCTGGATGACCCGGATGGTGAGATTGCCTTGTGCACACTGATGGCTATCAACCAAGGCAAGATCAAACACCCATCAGACTATGAACGCGTTGCAACCCTGGCCGTCAGGGCCCTCAACGAGATCCTGGATTACCAGGATTATCCGGTCCTAGCTGCGCAGCTGGCAACCATGGGACGTCGACCTCTTGGTATCGGCATCACCAACTTGGCATACTGGTTGGCCAAGAATAATATCACCTACTCAGAACCTGATCTTGAATTTATCGATGAGTATGCTGAAGCATATTCCTATTATCTGATCAAAGCCTCCATGGAGTTGGCAAAAGAACTTGGAGAACCATGCCCTAAATTTTTGGAGACCAAATGGTCCAAGGGGCTTCTGCCGGTAGATACATATAAGAAGACCATGGATGAGCTGGTGCCGCACAATCCTAAGATGGATTGGGAAACGCTCAGATCTGATATCCTTGTCCATGGCGTTTATAACTCAACCCTGATGGCGGGCATGCCGTGTGAGACGTCGGCCTTGATCTCCAATTCGACGAACGGCTTCGAACCGGTCCCGGCCATCATCACGTCCAAGCAATCCAAGGACGGTATCTATAAGCAGATCGTCCCAGAGTCCAAGAAGCTAGGAAACAAATACGAACTTAAGTATAACCAGAAGTCTCCTAAAGGATATCTATCCATCACCCTAGTATTTCAGAAGTGGATGGACCAAGGTATCTCAGTGAATACTACGTATAACTCAGACTTCTTTGAGAATAACAAGATACCGATGTCCGTCATGATGGAAGATGTTGTATATTTCTATCGATACGGTGGGAAACAACTATACTACTTCAACCAAGACGACCACTCCGGCGATGAAGATCTACCTGGCCTGGATGATGAAGCAACCGATGATGAAATTTGTGAAAGCTGTGCAATATGACTGACCTATTCTTCGGACCAACACCTGAGATTGCCAGGTTCGACAAGATAGAATATCCATGGATTTCCAAGCTCACCAAAAAGCAGCGTGGGTTCTTTTGGCAACCGGAAGAGATCGACCTGGCCAAAGACCCAAAACAATTCAAGGCCTTGGATGAGCATAAGCAGCACATCTTTACATCCAACCTTCAGCGACAGATCCTCCTCGATACCAAACAGGGTAGAGACCCGGCGATTGCTTTCTTGCCAATTGCTTCTGTCCCCGAATTAGAACAATTCATCATCACCTGGACATTCTTTGAGACTATCCATTCAGAGTCGTATACCCATATCATCCAAAACATCTACCCAGACCCATCTGTAGTCTTGGATAAGGTTCTAGACATTCCGGAGATCGTGGCGTGTAAGGATGACATCAGCAGATGGTATGACGATCTCATTGAGAACCCTTCGCCAGAGACCCTTCTAGGAGCGATGCTAGCAGTCAACGCTTTGGAAGGTATCAGGTTCTATGTGTCATTCGCGTGCTCATGGGCTTTTGCTGAACAGAAGCAGATGGAAGGCAACGCCAAGATCATCAAATTGATCGCCAGAGATGAGAACCTCCATCTTGCATTCACCCAACAGGCCATCAAGGTTTTGGCCATGTACGCGCCTAACCATGGGTTCTACCCCAAGGAATATATCAAGACCGTTGGTCCTCAGATCTTCGAGGACGTCATCAACCAGGAAGTAGCCTGGGCAGAGTATCTCTTCAAGGATGGCGGGATGCTTGGGCTGAACGCTGATATCCTTAAGGAATATGTTTACTATATCGGGTGGAAGCGAGCAACGGCTATTGGTATCACTCTCCCCAATATTCCCAAGGTAAGAGAGAATCCTCTTCCGTGGACACAACGGTGGATCGGGGGGGTTGAGGTGCAAAATGCTCCGCAAGAAGTGGAAAATACGATGTATGTCGTTGGTGGCATTGAACAGGATGTCACTTCTGACTTCCTAAGCAAATTGAAAATTTAAGGAGAACTATATGAGTTGGGCAAGCGGATCAGGCGTGATGAGTGATATCGTCATGAACATCAGAGATACTGGACTAGCAGATGAGATTAAGGATGACGTGCGTCAGGCCTTATACGGGATCCTGATCGAGGCATTCCAAGACGCTGATTGTGACACCCTAGACGAATGCTGCGACATCGATCCTGCATTTGATAAAGCGTACGCCAACTTCTATCCAGACGAACAGGAGGATTGGGAGTATGAAGATGAAGACGATGAATATCCAGAAGATCCTCTAGCATCTTCTTATTTTGATAAGGGATAAATACCTCTGAAAAGAGGTATAATATGGTTGATGGATGGTTGTACGAAGGTAAAGAATTCACTGATCCAGGGTCAGCTATGGGCTTCGTCTACATTATAACCAACAAGGTCTCCGGTAAGAGATATATCGGTAAGAAGCTCTTCACCAAGGCGGGATCAAAACAGGTCAATAAGAAGAGAAAGAAGATCAGGCTCCCATCAGATTGGGAGAATTACTTTGGTTCTTCTCCGGCCTTGCTTAAGGATGTTGAAGCTCTAGGTCCTGAGTGCTTTGATCGTAAGATTTTATACTTGTGCTCTACTCGTGGTGAGTGTAATTACATTGAAGCTGCTCTTCAGTTCCAGCTAAGAGTCTTAGAGCAGCCAGATCTTTTTTACAACGAGAATATATATTGCAGGATTCATCGCTCACATATCGCAAAAAGTGGTGTACAATTTAATCCGGACGTGTTATGATAGAATAATATAGCGATATGGTGAAACTGGACATCACCACTCCCTACGAAGGAGAAATTGTGGGTTCGAGTCCTACTATCGCTGCCAAACAATCGGGGTATGGTGAAACTGGACATCACCTGGGATTTCTACTCCCATGTTCTAGGTTCGAATCCTAGTATCCTGGCCAATTTATTATTGAGGATGATTATGACTGCCGGCCGCATTGAAACTTATACACATTCAGACAAGTCTACAGCGAATAAGGGCGTAGCCGTTGTTGGCGTATATTGCCAATCCGACTTTGCTGCCAAGACTCCGGAGTTTATCGCCTTCTGCAAGGAACTGGCCAAGTTTGCCTATGCTAGTGAAGAATATCCATCTTGGTATGAAATTTGTGATACATTCCCCAGCATTGATGAGCAACACCGGCAGCTCGAGAAACTCTTGAAAGAGACCGTCACGATTAGCGACGACCAGATTCATGTTGTGAAGCTATCATGACCACATATGGCGTTAGATATCAACGTGAAAAGCTTCTGAAAGACATATACGATATTCTTTCAGACGATGATTTTGATGAGCTTTATAGATTTGCAGTCTTCCTTCATGCTCAGGCTGGACTGTCTAAACCAACTAAACGTATTATAGGTAAAGGAGAAACACCAATTGGGCAAGAAGAAACTGCGTAAAAAGCTAACATCAAAGGGTCTTCGCCGGAAGGTTAGCTCTCTCATGTCTAGAGCCGTGAAGGATGGTCGCAGTGCGCTGGAGACTAGTCTTATTAAGATTGAATCTTGGGCCCGAGGGCAAAACCCCTGGCTGACTATTGCCAACCCCGATAAGTCTCAGACCAATAAACCTTGGATCAAGGTTAAGGCCAACGACTACCTCGGGTACTGGAAGGCCAAGGAGAATAAGCTACCAGGAGCTGAGGCGTAATGAAATTTCCTCTGCTTATGATCTATTCAAAGGACAATTGCCAGTATTGTACCAGGGCTAAGAACTTGATGACAGCCAAAGGTATCACGTATACAGAACAGAAGTTGGATCGTGATTTCACTATCGAACAGCTGAAGGAAAAGTTCCCAGACGCTAAGAGCTTTCCGATCATCGAGATCGCCGAGCGTGGGTATCTGATCGGTGGCTATAACGAACTGGAAACATGGGTTAATAATTGGGGTGAACTGAATGAGCAAGGTTGAAGAATTTAAGAGGCAAATCGCCCCGTTCTTGGGGAATTATATCATCACGCTGCAGTTCACTAAAGCTGATGGTTCTATTCGGACAATGAAATGCACACTTCATCCGGATTGGATTGAAACAGTGCAGCCAGAACATGAAACTAAGCGAGCTGAAAATCCGGATGTCCAGGCTGTTTGGGATATTCCTAATGCTGGTTGGCGTTCATTCAGGTGGGACTCGATCATTCAGGTTACGTCGTTTACCCCGTGTGAAAAGGAACTTTGATGGAAAAACCACACTACTGGGGATATCATTTGTGTCTCGATTGCAGCAAGTGCGACAAAGAAGCCATCACTGATCCCAAATATCTCGAGACCTGGGTGAAAGATCTCGTCCTGGCTATCGATATGGTTCCATATGGTGAACCACAGATCCTACACTTCGGCCATGGTGAGGAACATCTGTCCGGTTGGACGGTTCTTCAATTCATCGAGACGTCAAATATCATGGCCCACTTCTGTGATAACACACAAGAGGGGTATATCGACATCTTCTCGTGCAAGAAGTTTGATTACGACGTAGCGATTGATATCGTTAATAGCTATTTCTCCCCAGAGCGGATTTCTCCGACTATCTTGATTAGGCAAGCCTAGTGTCTTGGAAGAAGAAATACCCATACGCATTATGCTCTAGGCCATCAGATTCTGATGAGATGGGCCAACAAATATGGGATCTTTGGGAATCTGCCAAAGGCAAGCATGATGACCTTTTTGAGCTCCTAAGACAAAAATTTGGATGGACAGTGGGGCAGTCGTATATGGCGACGGGGTGGTTATATCGCCCCAAAGAAAACTATAATTAAGGAACACAAATGGCAGTAACAACAGACAACCTATCCAAGAACGCCATGGGAGGAACAGAGCTGATGAAATATGCTCTGGATAATCACCTCAGGGGTGCGGTTCCAGATATCTACGACCAAACACAGATCACCGTATCTCGCCTGCGAGAACTGGAAGATGACAAGGTTCGTATCTTCTGGGCGCATGATCTACCTGGAGATCCGGAGTCAGACTTCCTGAAGGATGGCGGCTGGAAGAAGTTCCATAAGCTAGTCTTTGTGTCGAACTGGCAACTCCAGGCATACATTTCATACTACAAGATTCCATGGGGAGTCTGTGAGGTGATGAAGAACGCCATCCAGCGGTTCCCAGATCACGAGAAGCCGACCGATAAGATTCGTCTTATCTACTTCTCCACTCCACACCGTGGTCTGAATATCCTGTTGGCAGTGTTTGCCAAGCTCGTTGAGAAATACGACGATATCGAGCTGGACATCTATTCGTCCTTCAGCCTCTATGGTTGGGATGATCGGGACAAGGATTACGAGGCCCTCTTCGACCAAGCCCGAAATACTCCGGGAGTCAATTATCATGGGTCGGTCTCGAATGATGAGATCCGTGAAGCCCTGAAGCGAAGCCATATCCTGGCCTACCCATGCACCTGGCTGGAAACCTCATGCCTAGTTCTTATGGAATCGATGGCCGCCGGCCTCCTGTGTGTCCATCCTAATCTGGGAGCGCTCCCAGAGACTGCAGCGAACTGGACTTTGATGTACCAGTTCCAGGAGGACATTCGCGAGCATGCTGGGATCTTTATGAGAGCTCTCGAGATGGCCATCGTGGCCATTAGAACCAAATCAGAGCCGATGGCTCAAAAGCTCATGTCTCAGGCAGCGTACGCCAAGATCTTCTATAGCTGGGATATCCGGGCCGCCGAATGGGAAGATTTCATCCAAGCCACAGTAGAATCAGTTGGTGAAGACCGTAAGATGCAACTGGAACAACCGATGTTTCATTATAAGGTAGGAGAATAGAAAATGACCAAGGTTAGATTGTGTGTTGGTGATTGGTCAGATGATGGCCATGGTAAAAGTGAAACCTACGTCGTAGAGATTAAGGAACCGGTTCCAAATTTATCAGCTGCTTATTCCAAAGGTGTTGAAAAGATCGGCGTTAATATTGAAGCGCTCTGCGGAGGATATGAAGAGAATTGTCTTTCTTCATGGCACATCGAAACTTTAAAGAATCATGGAATTATCGTCGATCCCATGTATGTCAATCCAAGCGAGGATGGCGAAGAAGCTTATATTGGCCCAGAAGAATATGTCAGACTTTGGATGATGATCGCCCATGCCGGTGAACCAACCATGGAATGGTACTTGGTTCAAGATACAAGTCCATGGCTAGATATCGGTGGCTATGGAGTTTTTTCATAAAGTGGTGTACTTATTTGCCGGTTATGATATGATAAGAATATGACCAAGAACCAAACTAAACTAGCCTGTATGATTCAGATTGCGGCTGATGCCCATGCGAACCAATATGATAAGGGCGGTCATCCGTATTTTCTCCATCCGCTAGCCGTGATGAGGATCCTCGATTCTGAGGACGAAGAACTCAACTGTGTTGCTGTCGGCCATGATCTGGTCGAAGACACCCATATCACGGCCGCACATTTGATCGTGGCTGGGTTCTCGGCCAGGGTGGTTAACGCCATCGTCGCCCTGACGAAGATCGAAGGTGAAACCTACGAAGAGTATCAAGAGAAGGTTCTGGCCAACTATGATGCTGTTCGGGTCAAGCTCGCCGACCTGACTCACAACTCAGACTTCCGGCGCCTCAAGGGTGTGGAACAAAAGGATCTTGACCGTCTGGCCAAGTATGCCAAGTTCTATACCATCCTGAAGGCTAAGGCTGCTGAATATGCAGCCGGCGGCGCGCTACTCAAGAAGCTTCTTCCTTAAGAGAAATCAAAATGCAAACCGAAAACTACTACGCCTCCCAAATTAAGCCTGATCGTGTTCCACGGAAGTATTCCTATATGAACCGCGCTCGGAAGTATAACCGGAAGGCCTGGTTGGCTGAGAAACGCGATCAGCAATGGCTGGCTATTAAATATGAGAATTTCCGCGATCACTATGACCGTCGGGCAGATTTTTGGTATGAATGGACCTAGGAAAACAAAATGGAATTTATTCATCAATTGGCGTCGATGTCGACCGACGAACTGAAAGCAGTTAGTAAGGATATCATGGCATTCTTGCGCTGGGCCTTGTTTGATATTATCCTTGCCCTCCTGTTTACGACTAGCATCATCATCTTTGTAGCCATGGGCGCATGGTGCTCTGGCTGGTTCTAGATGACATTTCTGTTCTACATCGCCGCTGGCTGTGTTGCTGTAGTAATCCTAATCCAAATTGTTAAGAGGCTATAATAATGCTTATCACCAAGGAATCGATGTTCACCGGCAAGGTTCACACTCGTGACATCGATGTCACGGAAGCGCAGCTGTATGCATGGCGAACCGGAACCATGATTCAGGATGCCATGCCGCACCTGACTCCAGATGAACGTGAATTTATTATGACTGGTGTGACTGCCGAGGAGTGGGACGCCGAATTCAACCACACTCCTGATGACGATGCTGAAGAGCATTTTTGATGTCTAATAAAACTGCTTCGCCGTTGATCATGGTATATCAATCAGCTGATGGCGTCGCCTATGATTTGATGATGTCATACTATGATGATCCGCATAGAATTGAAAACTCTATTCGGGCCGGCCGTCCATGGCTAATGTTGGATAAAGCCGGGCCCTTCGAACGTAAGGTTGAAGAGCGCTATAAGGCCTTCTATATGGGGGTTTGGGAACTCGCGAATGGTTCAGCATGCCGCATCTTCTTCCAACCTGAACCGAATGTCGCCCTAGGCCATTCACACTTCTTTGGTATAGCCATTGGCCCTATTGATTATGCTGGCAGACCCGAAGAGATCTATATCATTAATGGAAAATCGGCATTTGAATTGCCGATGGCTGGCATCATGAACCCAAGCACCGCCGAAGTGATCATCTCTCAATCAAATCACGATTTCAGGGCCTTCCGTGGAGGCGGAAATACGTATATCGATGGCGGCAGGGTTTATACGCGTATCGTAGGGGATCTGGCTACGGTTATACGCGGCCAAGTGTCTCTTACGTCCGTGATTGATTTTCGTTGGACTCTGAATTAAATTTTCGAAAGGCCTATGTATTTTAAGGGCCAAGACTACTATATTTAGTAGGTCAGCGGCTGGGAGCGATCCTGGCCGCTTTTTTCTGTGTACTTGGTCTCATATCTATGATATAATGATCATGCAATTGGAGCTAACTGTTTGAAATTCTATACAAATGTGCACAGAGCTAGAAACGGCAAGGACCTCCTAGTAACCGGATACGACAACGGAAAACCGTTCTCTCACAAGGAAAGGTATGAACCATATCTCTTCCTTCCCACAGAGAACCCAACCGGGTTTCGAACCCTAGATGGCAGGAACGTTGAGCAGCGTTGGTTCAACACCATGTGGGATGCACGACAGTTCATCAAGAAGTATGAAGGCGTTGATAACTTTGAGATCTTCGGTCTAGACCGTTTCGAGTATGTCTATCTCTATGACAAGTATCATGGAGAGATCAAATATGATCCGTCCCTGGTATCTGTAGTCAGCCTCGATATCGAAGTTGCCAAGAATGACAAGGGATCCTTCGCATCAGTTGAGAATGCTGATGGCGAGATTACCCTGATCACCCTTTCGAAGAATGGCAAGAAGGTCGTCTTCGGGTGTGGTGAATATAAGGTTCATGCCCCCAATATCCAGTACTACCGGTGCGTCGACGAACGCGCCATGCTCATGTCATTCTTAACGATCTGGAACGAGCTGCATCCTGATATTCTGACCGGCTGGAACATCGACTTCTATGATATTCCCATGCTCGTCAACCGGATCAACAGGATCCTGGGTGAAGAACATGCCAACAGAATGTCACCATGGAGGACGATCGACAGTCGTGAAGTACGCATCCGTGGTCGTACCCAACGCGTCTATGAGCTAGTTGGTATCTCCATCCTAGACTATCTGGCACTCTACCAGAAATTCACATACACCAACCAAGAATCCTATAAGCTAGACCATATCGCCTTCATTGAACTTGATGAGCGAAAGCTGGACTATACTTCAGAGGGGTACGCAACCCTCCAGGATCTCTACGAACAGAACTTCCAGCTTTATACCGAATACAACATCCGCGACGTTGAGCTTGTCGATAAGCTTGATGACAAGATGAAGCTTATTGAGCTGGTCATGGCCATGGCCTATGACGCCAAGGTGAACTATAACGATACCCTAGCAACGGTCAGACCTTGGGATGCTCTTATCCATAACTTCTTGATGGATCGTAGGATCGTTGTCCACCAGTTCAAGGAGTCTACCAACTTTGATACGATCGTTGGTGGCCACGTCAAGCAACCAGTCCCTGGGATGTATAACTGGGTTGCTAGCTTTGACCTGAACTCGCTTTACCCGATGTTAGTACAGGAAATGAATATATCCCCGGAAACACTTAAAGGTAGAATTAATGAAACATTAAGTGTGGATGATCTTCTAAGCGGAGATCTGTCTAAGTATTCCGATTTCATGAAAGAAGAGAACGTTACTATTGCCGGGAATGGGACATATTACACGTTAGACCACCAGGGGTTTTTATCTGAAATCATGGAAAGAATTTATGCTGATCGGAGTGAATTCAAAAAGAAGAAACTAGAATCAGAGAAAATTCGTGAAATCATTTTAGAAGAAATGCATTCTAGAGGATTAAATACTGTATAAATATTTGTGGGTATAAACAAGGTTCTACAAATGAAAAAATATTACGTATATCAGTATTCTGATCCAAACACAAAAATACCCTTTTACATCGGTAAGGGTCAAGAATATAGAATGAATTCTCACACCAAACCAAGTGCTTGGAGATCTCCTCACAAAACGGTTAATCCTTATTTTTATGGAAAAATAAAAGAACTGATGGAAGCTGGAAATCCCCCAATTGTCATCAAATTGAAGGAATTTGATGAAGAGAACGAAGCGCTGGTTTTTGAATACGAACTAATAAATGAGCTGAAAACGTTTAATTCCGGTGGACCACTTTTAAATATTTCTGATCAAATTGGTGGAATAAAGGGAACACAAAAACCATGGTCTCAAGAAACCAAAGATAGCTATAGAAAGCTTTGCAAAAGCCGGCGAAAAATTCAAACATCATATGATGAATTATTTCAGCTTTACGTAATCGAAAACAAAGATAGAGTGGAGTTAGCAAATCACTTTGGTATTTCTGATGTATACATGAAGAAAATTCTCAGTGAATACAAGATAATAAAGCCTAAACATCTACAAACAGCTAAAATTATCGGACCCAGAAAGAGTAATAGAATAACACTATATTGTCAATCGTGCAATACTCCAATGTATGTTGTAGCATCCAGTAAACATAAAAAATATTGTAGTTTAACCTGCAAAGGATTAGGAGAGCGTGGAAATCCAAAACCCAGACGTAAAAAAGCTATCTGACAAAGAATTGTTGGAATTATATCACCAAAACAATAAAGACATTGCAAGATATAATAACATGCAGATGGCCAAGAAGATCTTTCTGAATTCAGGCTATGGGGCATGCGCAAACCGCTATTTCCGCTGGTTTGATAATCGATTGGCTGAAGCCATTACTATGTCTGGCCAACTGGCTATCCGTTGGATCGAGAATAAGATCAATGTATACCTGAACAAGGCGTTGAAGACTGGAGCAGTCGATTACGTTATTGCCGTCGACACAGACTCTGTCTATATCTGCTTTGACCAGTTAATCAAAGACGTTATGTCTGAGGAAGACCAGAAGAATACAGACAAGGTGATCAAGTATCTGGACACCTTCTGTCAGAAGGTCATGGAGCCGTTCATCGAGAAATCCTATGAGGAGTTCCGTGTCTATGTGAACGGCTTCGCTCAAAAGATGAAGATGAAACGTGAGTCCTTGGCCGACCGCGGCATCTGGACGGCTAAGAAGCGTTACATCCTGAACGTCTATAACTCCGAGGGCGTGGCATATGCCAAACCCAAGCTCAAGATCACCGGCATCGAGGCAGTAAAATCATCAACTCCTATCGGCTGTCAGAAGTCCATCAAGGAAGCCTTGGGCATCATGATGAACGGAACCGAAGCGGACTTCCAGAAATATATCGTCGATTTCAGAGAGAAGTTCAAGACTTTGCCATACGCCGAGGTTGCATCTCCTAGGTCCGTTAACGACCTGAAGAAATGGCAGGACAAATATACCATCTACAAGTCTGGGACCCCGATCAATGTTAAAGGTGCGTTATATTTCAACCACTTCCTTGGAAAGCTCGGTCTGACAGATAAGTATGAAGGGATCTTCGATGGCGACAAGATCAAATACGCCTACCTCAAGACCCCAAATCCGTTCATGGCTACCGTGATATCTACTCCTGGCACTCTGCCCAAGGAGTTTGAGCTTGAGCCTTACATTGATTATGACAAACAGTTTGAGAAGGCATTCCTTGACCCAATTACAATCATCGCAAAAGCTATCGGTTGGGAAACTGAAAAGCGCTCTACTCTCATGGATTTCTTCTCATGAGCCATGATAGAGCATCAGAATATTGGCATGGTGGGCAATCCCATGGATTTGATCCATTATGCCCAGAGTGTATTGAAGAAATGAGAGCAAAAGGAAAAGCAACCATGGCAGATGATGATTTCGGGTTCTCAGCAGTAAATGCTGAAGATGTTGTTGCCGTGATTGAAGCCAACCCAAAGAACGTCAAGATGAGTATGATCAAGATCTTCGACAAGATCAATCCGTTGCTTAAAAAGCTTGAAGATAACCCGGATAAGGACTATATCCATTGGCCCAACAGACAGGAACGCATCAGGCAGTTCCGTGAAGACCTACAAACGTTAATCAAAGAGGAAGCAGAAACATATGGCAAAGAGTAAAGAACCCGCAGTATCCTTGAAAGATCGAATGCTAGCCAAGTCGACTATCAAGTTGACTGCCATGATTCAAGACAGTGTGATCTTTGGTAAGTCTACGCATTATCGAACCAAGATCCCCATGCTGAATATTGCCCACTCTGGAGACGTGGCTGGAGGGTTCTCCTCAGGCCTCCACGTGATCGCCGGTCCATCCAAGCACTTCAAGTCCTTGTTCGCTGTCCTGGAAATTCAGGCGTATCTAGCCCAGGAACCCGAAGGCATGGTTCTGTTCTACGACTCAGAATTCGGGACACCTGGTGAGTATTTCACAGCCTTCAATATCGATATGGGTCGGATCGTCCATACGCCGATCACCGACATCGAAGAGCTGAAGATGGACATCATGGCTCAACTTTCTGGACTAACCAGAAAGGATAAGGTGATGATCGTTGTCGACTCGGTTGGTAATCTGGCGTCCAAGAAAGAAGTTGACGATGCCCTGGCAGGAAAATCCGTTGCAGACATGACCAGAGCCAAGCAGCTCAAGTCCCTGTTCCGGATGGTCACCCCGCACTTGACCATCAAGGACATTCCCATGAAGGTGGTCAACCACACGTATATGACCCAAGAGATGTATTCGAAGACCGTTGTCTCCGGTGGGACTGGCATCTACTATTCTGCCAACGAGATTTGGACTATCGGCCGCCGTCAAGACAAGGATGGCGATGAACTGGCCGGTTATGAGTTTATCATCAACATTGAGAAGTCTCGTCACGTCAAGGAAAAGTCCAAGTTTCCTATCACTGTCTCATTCGATGGTGGTATTCGTCGCTGGTCCGGGATGCTTGACCTTGCAGTAGAAGGTAAGTATGTCATCAAGCCAAGTAAAGGCAACTATGCCCTAGCGTCTGAACCTGATATCATCTATAAAGAAGCTGATATCAAGAACAACAACGACTTTTGGTTTAAGGTGTTCAGGACTACAGACTTCTCTGCGTGGATCAAGAAGGAATTCATCCTCAGCGAGAATAATATCATGAATGAGACCGACTTTGCCGATGAAGTCGAGGCTCTGGGCGAATAACTAAACCATCCACCACACACCTGAAAGGAATGGTCAATCTTGTCGATTGAACACACCATCTTTGCGCACCTCCTAGCAAAAGAAGATTTTGCCAGGAAGGTGCTACCGTTCTTGCAACTTGAATACTTTGGTAATAAAGAAGACCAGACACTCTTTACTGCGATCGACAACTACGTAAAGAAATACAACAGCATTCCTACCAAGGAAGCGTTGCTGATCGATCTATCTAACCTGGACAATCTTTCTAGTGATGAGTTCGAAACCTGTAAGAAGGCAGTCATCGGGTTTGAGGCTGATGAATTAACTGAGGAATCATGGTTGCTGGATACCACCGAGAAGTGGTGTCAGGACAAGGCGATGTATAACGCCATTATGGCCGCCATCAAGATCATCGACGACAAGGGTGATACGGGCGTCGGCCGAGGGATGATCCCCAAGATTATGTCAGATGCTTTGGCTGTCACCTTCGATACCAACATCGGGCATGACTACCTCGAATCTTTTGAGGGTAGGTTTGATACCAACCATGAGGTTCTCAACAGAATCCCGTATGGTATTGAGATGCTGAACCGAATTACTCGTGGTGGCCGCCTGCCCAAGACTCTCAATCTCTGGCTAGCTCCGACCGGTATCGGAAAGAGCCTGATCATGTGCAATAATGCAGCCCATGATCTTCTCCAGGGGTTGAACGTTCTCTATATCACCCTAGAGATGGCCGAGGAACGGATCGCTGAACGGATCGATGCCAACCTCCTGAATATCCCGTTGGATGAACTAGAGATGCTGGATAAATCCACGTATCTCAAGAAGGGCGATCGCCTAAGAGCCAAGACTCAGGGTAAACTGATCATCAAGGAATATCCAGCGGCCGGTGCGCACGTTGGCCACTTCCGCCATATGATCAATGAGCTGAGGCTCAAGAAAAAGTTCATCCCGGACATCATCTATATCGACTATCTGAACCTCTGTACGTCCTCGAGGATCAAGATGGGCGGATCGGTCAACACCAACACCTACGTCAAGGCCATCGCTGAAGAAATCCGAGGCCTAGCTACGGAGCTTGGTATCCCCATCGAGTCAGCTACCCAGACCAACCGAACCGGTTATGGGAACTCTGACCTCGAACTATCAGAGACGTCTGAGTCTTATGGTCTGAACTCAACAGTCGATTTCATGTGTGCCGTTATGCAGGATGAGGATATGGCTGCCTTGAACCAATTCATGTTCAAACAACTCAAGAGCCGTTATGGCGATATCAACAAATACAAACGGTTCATTGTTGGTGTGGACAAGGCTCGGATGAGACTCTATGACGTCGACCCTGAAGCCCAACGGGATCTTATGGATGGCCCTGTGATGGATAATACAGGGTTCGGCCATGAAGACTTTGAGCGCTCAAAGAAAACTAAAAAAAGAGACTTTGGCTCATTTTCTTGATGTACTTATTTGGCAGATGTGATATGATAAGAATATGAATATCGCAGAATATCTCCCCATGCTCCTCCCCATTGGCATCGCCGTTCTATTTCTCTATGGAATTAAGCGAATTCTAATCGACGAACTGGACTACTAAGAATATGAATATCGCAGAATATCTCCCCATGCTCCTCCCCATTGGCATCGCCGTTCTATTTCTCTATGGAATTA